TCTGCTGCTTTCTTTCTTCTTGATGCAGATGCTCTTTCTGCCTTAGACATGCTTGCTCTCTTAGAAGATGACACACACTTAGGTGTACCTTCTCCGGGTTCGTCACTAGCACAGGTTCCACCTGTCTTGACGTTTACCCAACCGGGTTTTCCATCTTTTGATTTAGATCCCTTGAACCATTTATGCAATGACCCCTCTGTCTGCACTTCAGGATTGACATTTACCATCGCTTTTTTCTGAGGGTAGTTCAATAACTGCTTCAATTTCCTAAAATCTCTTTGATTAGTAGGATCTAAGTTTGGATATTTTTTTAGAAATCCATCTGGAAATAATTTTTTCTCATCTATTTGATTCTCTTCGTATGTCTTGACTCCATCCTTTACATATCCTTTTCCTTTAGTGTCATAAAATTTTATACCCTTCTTTACTCTTTCTTTTTTCTTCGCCATAAACTCTTTATCTGCCTTTGCCTTCTCTTCTCTTCTCTTTGCCTTTCTATCTCTTGCTTCCTTTGCTGCTGCTGCGAATGATCTATAATCAGTCAACTCATCCATACTTGACACTTGAATGTCAGTCACAGGTATCTCAAGGTGTGCACGAAGCATATCATATGGAACTGATTTTATTTTTTGATCATCTTTTTTACCACCAGTGCTTTTCAAACCCTTCGGTAGTCCAGTGTTAGGATTTCTATCTTGTCCAGAATAGTATTCCACTTCATCAAGTTTTCCTAAATCAGTTCCTTCCATTGATTGTTTTCGTATTGTTGCGTAATAAACTTTTTCACCTTCTTCTTTACCATACTGTTTTTTCATATTCTTCTTCATATCTGAATCATCATATTTTTTCTTCAACATCGTGTCTTTTCTCTTTTGAGATGAAGTCATAGTTGCTTCAGACATGCCACCATTACCACCATTGCCACCATTACCACCGTTACCATTTCCACTACCATTCCCACCGTTCCCATTTCCGTTAGAACTTCCGTTAGATTTGCCATTACCATTGTCTTTAGAATCATCATCTTGGGGTTCTTGTCGCAAATAACCGCGAGCACCGATCATATACCCTTTTGGTATTTTTTTACACTTCTTATCAGTGTAGCAGTAATATTGTCCTTTCGGGCAAGATTTGGACATCTTTTATCGATTACTATTTCTTATTTATATTTCCTTGCTTGATGATCTTTTGAAGATCTGCAGTGCTACCAATGAATACTGAATTATTTACAGTCTTTGGACCAGAACCAGTTGGTTTTTCTAGATCAACCATTTTTTTCTGCAAATCAATAAGTTTATCTGTGGTATCTGCCACACTTTTTATCAATTGACCTGCAACTTCATATGCTCTTGGGTGCTGTGAATCCTGACATACATCTAATATACCATTAATTGCTTCCTGACCCTTCTCTACAAGATTATATAATTGTGCTCTACTATACTCGTAATCTTTTTGAGGATCATCACCCTCATTTTTTATAGGTTTGACTCTAACAGATTTAGTCTCTTTGACTATCTCTGTCTTTACGTTCATTGCCTTTTCTAACTCATCAAAGTTTTCCATTATTGGTCAGTGCCCTGACTAGGACTAAAGAATTTAGAATCTTGGAAGAAGTCAACATCACTGTTGAATCCAAAATCATCACCGACTTCGATCAATGCATGATCAGCAGCGTTAATAAGATTTATAACATCACCGTTGCTATGCTTCATTTCTGAAGTTCTGAACTGCCCTCTAGCAACTATGATTGAGACATTATCTTTCTCCTCAACTCTCATGACTTCAGAGTTTATTTGAACATATTGTCCCACAACTAAACTTGCTCCACTCGTTACAGTCATTTGAGTCTTACCAACTTCTAATGTTGCAGCAAGAGAGAGGGTTGAATCTTGGTTATAATCTTTCGTAGCAATAGGTGTAACAACATATCTAACTTCTCTTGGTGCTCTAATAGCAGATGAGTAATCGATTTGAACCTTCTTGATAATTCCACCAGTCTCGTCTGTAGGAATCTCATTATAGAAGTATGTTTTTGCCATAAATTCTAAATCATATACGATCGCTCTTCTTGTATTGAAATCATCTTCATACTCATCTTTGAAAGATATATCACTCAAGGTAAACGGTATATCTTTCTTCTCATCATGACCCTCTATCATGTTGAGAGTGACATTATATGATGGTTGAAAGAATGGTAATATTTGCTCTAAGATCTGCAAAGCATCATCTTGTAATTTTGCAGCAAAACTAAGTCTGAATCCTATATTATAAGGAACAGGCATAAAGACTTTTTTAATTTTATTTTTACTACTATTAGGAACTAAACAGAATTTTGTTATAGGTGCAATCTTTCTTGTAGGGTCATATTGATATGAAACAATTTCAAATGATAATCTTGGTAATGTTATTGCTACATTTTTATTAAAATTTGGTTGCTGTTCTATTCTTGCTAAGAACTTCTGCATAGGTCCATATGCAATAGGAACCTTGATTGTTGATATTACCGCATCTGTTGTATCATTAGTATGCTTTATTGTTATATCATTGAAGAGAGTTCCGAAAGCAATTACAGTCTTTCTAATTGTCTCATTATAAAAATACTTTCCAAACATTATGCTTCACCAAATGGGTTTTTCTCTGTAAAGTCAAGGATACTATCACTTTCTGATTGGAAGCTAACATTATCTCCATAAGAGTCGATATTAGTTTCATCATCGTTGTAGTTGATGCTATTTAGACGGTATGCAATAGACTCGCCAGTTGTGGTAGCGGTTCCTACAATCAATTCTCCTACTGTAAACTTACCTGTGAGATCTTTAGCAAGTAGTGTATTATTTGTAGCATCCCAACTTGTAGCATATGCAGTTGTTGAACTTGCTTTACCTGTAATAACCATTCCGTATGCGAATGTTCCTACTCCAACTGTACCTGCTGCACCTACAGTTATAGTTGGTGCTAAAGTATATCCATATCCTGCATTTGTTGTGATAATTTGATCTACCTTACCATCTACAAGTATTGCAGTTCCTATAGCAGTCACACCACCTGAAGGTGCTGATGTAAATGTAATAGTTGGAGGAACAACATAGTCTGATCCTTTGAGTGTCATTGTAACAATGCCAACTGCACCTGTTGTTGCAATACCAGCTCTTACTGATACTCCTCCACCTTGACCGTCTACAGGGGTGATTGTGATGCTTGGGGAAGTAGTGTATCCAAAACCGGGATCTGTGATTCTAAATTCTTGTAATGATCTAGATCCTTGTGAATTTGCAGTTGTAATAGCGACAGCAGTTGCTCTTCTACCAGTGCCATTAGGTTTAGATATAAGGACTGTAGGATCTGCTATAAATCCTGTCCCTTCGTTGAATATATTGATTTTATGAATACCACCATTTACCAACGATGTCACTGCTGCTGCAGTCGCACCAACACCTGATAATGACATTGTGACATTGTATCCAAGTGTGGCAAAATCATTGTCGATCTCTCCAATACCTGTTTCAATTTTCTCATCACCAAGTTCAAACATCTCACACTCTAAGACATAGCAATAGTTTTTACCTAAAGCATAAAATGTAGGTGCAGTATGTTTTACATGTTTGATTTCAAATAATATATCTCCAAGTGGAAAATATATTAGATCTCCCTCTAAAGGTCTTACTGGTGTAGATATTCCAAGTCCACCTTCTCTTTGCAAAACAGGAGTAATCAACTCACCAAATCTTGCTTGAGAAATAGTGATCTGCATCTCTGCTGTAGATCTGACTCCAAATTTTGTAAGTAAATTATATTGATCTCCAAATCCTTCGTAGTTCTCGATATATCCTTCAAGAGGAAATGATTTTTCAAACTTTGATGAAGAGACTTCTCTCATCACAGTTTTTGTATTCACAAAGGTACGTGGCATATAAACAAACTCAATGCCATGCATTTTGATATGCTCATCTACCAAAGACTGAGCAAGATCTTGTTCATTTCTTGCACCTGTAGGTCTAAAATAATTATTGAGTGCCATTATCCAATAAAATCAAGCGGAGGTAATTCGTAATCCATATTCATACGGGACTCCAACTTTTCTAGTTCTGCTGTACCATCTTCCCATATCTGTCTACCATTTAGTTCCATACCACCCGGCATTTTGACACCTTGGAACTTCATTAGATTTTGTCCCCACTGCCTTTTCATCAATGCAGTAAAGTATCTCCTAAAGAATAAATCGCCATATACCCTGTTACCTACAGAACTAGGATCCAATGCTCTATAACACTCAATAATAAGATAGTCATCTTCCTTCAAACTACTCATATCAGTATCAAGATATAACTTATTACTTCTTCTATTAAATCTAATTTGTTTGTCAGGATGTAATATAAAATTCAAATCTTCTAAGTATCGTTTAGTCATTGTGTAATTCAATACTTCAGTGCTACTGAAATAATAAATTTCATTCAAGAATAATTGATAATTCACACTAAACATGTTGGTGCTAATTGCACGACTGTCTATTTTCCATATCTTCTCTACACCTATAACAGCATCGGGCATCATAAGGAAGTTTTGATCTTCTTCAAAACTACTAACGACAGTGGTTCCGATACCTGCAATAGTATGTTCTCTTCCTGTTGTTGTGACAATTCCCACTCCATTATCTTCCTTTCTTCCACCAACTCTATCAATAAAATCTTTTGTAATTTTATGTTTTAGATACATCTTATCGACACCATCCATGTGTCGGTTTTGGAAGTATGAAGTAGTATCCATTATACATTCTTCTATCTGCTCGTCTGCAATATTAACTTCCACAACAGGATGACCCAACTTTCTCAATCCATAAAGAATAAATTCTTCTCTGTAATTGAGCATATCATCAGATCTAATTTCAGTGGTTAGATGGTCTGCCATTTATTATTTTTTAGTTATTTATGATCGTCTAACAACAACATCTAGTTGATCTCCGGCAGTTAGACCGTTTGCATCTAGTATTGTAATAGATGGACTTCCTATACTCCAGTCCTCAGTTTCTCTTAAAAGTATACCGTTCATATACACTTGCAAATTATCTGCTGTTGTATTTGAATCTGATGGAGCAAAAGAGGTTTGGCTTTCAACAGCAGTCAATCTATCTTCTGCTTGATCAGAAACAATATCTATATTCTCTCCTGCCCTTGCTGCCTGAGTGAGAACAACTGCAGAACTCGCTATGTAATCTACAGTGTTTCTAAGTCTGACTCCATTCAAAAATACTTTATAATTTTTAGATGCTGCTATATTACCTGATAAATTAAAATCTTTCTGTCCTTGTGTTGCTGTAAATAATTCTTCTTCTAGAGTGTGTCCAAAATACAAAACAATACTTATATCATCACCGGCATTGACACCTGTATTGAAATTAACAGTTGATGGTGCAGATAATTGAAAATCATTAGATGCTCCCACTCTCTGTTTTACACCATTTAGAAATACTTGAGTAGAAAATTCAGAACTACCATCATTGAATACGTTTGGTGCAGTGAAAGATGTTTGTCCTTGTGTTGCTGTAGTGACACCTGTGCTTATAGTAGTACCGGCACCGATTCTCGTCATATCTTTGAACGAGAAGGTACCATTTCCATTCGTAACTAGTGCCTGATCTTCACTCCCGTCACTTGACGGGAAAGTAAATCCTGATATTGTTGATACACCTGTAGAGTTTATATTACCTTGAACACCATGATTTGCAAAAACTTTACCAGTAAATGTAGAGTTTCCTGTAACAACTAAAGTAGATGCCATATCAACTGCACCATCTATATCAACAGCATCTAAATTTGTTGTACCATCAACGTCTAAGTTTCCATTGAAATCAGCGTTACCTGCTAATGTTAGAGAAGATGCCATATCAACTGCACCATCTATATCAACAGCATCTAAATTTGTTGTGCCATCTATATCAATGTTACCACTTACATCTAAACCTACAGCAGTTACAATTCCTGATAAGTTTGCACCTGCTCCCGTGATACCTGCATTGTGTAGAAATGTGCCACCAACATTATATCCAGTTGAGTGAACAAATACCCCATTACCACCTATCTGAAATCCAGTGGTAAGAATTGTTGTGCCTGCCCCAACATTTACACTATCATCATTGAGTGTTACACTACCGCTTCCTACAGTAAGAACACCAACTACCCTTCCATTACCTCTAACTAAAAACTGAGTCTGTGCTGCCCCTACTACTACCTTATCCGATCCAAATGTAGATATTCCAGATACCTTTATATCACCAGAATATGATAATCCTACTCCTACACCAGTTTCTAACCATGGGTTTACAGTTGTCGTTGTTGTAGCGATACCAACGGAGAACTGATCTTTTACTATATAAACTTTTCCGTCGTATGAGTTTACTGCTAACTCACCGCGTTCTAATTGATTTGGTGCGGGAACTTTTCCTTCAACGGAGGAACGTTTTACCTTTATTACTGGATTTGCCATTATGTACGCTAAAGAGCATTGAACACACGTAAAGACGTATGTTGTCGTAGCATTATTTATGTGTTATAATTAGTTATACCATGATTAAAAAATTGAAAACCCTTGCTATATTGACAGGTCCACAAGGTTCTGGTAATCACCTTTGGTCTAAAATATTTTCTTTACACCAAGATGTATATGGATGGAAATCATTATTAGATAATTACTGGGAAGCACATAGATACTCAGAACCATTTGCTGCGTGTTGGAAAAATCCTAGTTTACTAGAGCAGTTTGACTTTAGCACACACGATTATTTCTTTACCAGTATTAGTGTTCCTTTGGGTATATCAAGCCAAGGAACTAAGTGGTGTCCAAATATAAAAGAGTTTGGATTGGCAGCAAAGGAACGTGGACTGAATGTAGAAATATTTGTTATTGGTAGGGATCAAACTATATTAAGTAATCAACAAACTAGAATCAGAGAAGAGAATACTACAAGACATTTTCTGGATGCATTGTCAGGAATACAAGAATCATTTCCAACACCAAAATTCCTAAGTTATGAATTGTTATATCTTTACAAACAAGAGTATTTGAAATCCTTGAATCTAGGATTTCCAATCGCATGGTACGATAAGAGAGTCAATGAGATATTAGAGAGAGATGCGAATGCAAAGTATATCAACTATGTAAAAGAGAATCCATTAGACGATGGTAATAAAACTGGAGTCCCTTTCTTATGGGACCCAAATCATCCTGATGCAAGGAAACCATTAACAAAGGAAACTGATCATGCATATGATGAAGGATCAGATGGAAACTGCTGCCAATGAAAAAATTACTAATCGTAACAGGACCCCAAGGTTCTGGTAATCATTTATTTGCACGTTTGTTCTCACTTCACCCTAATGTTATAGGTTGGGAAAAATTGCATGACAAATACTGGGTTCCTAGTGATGAAGAACCCTTTGCAAGATTCTGGGTAAACCCACAGGAACTTACAAAAGAACATTTTGCAGATGGGGAATATTTTTGTGCTAATGTAAGTGTGCCTTTCTTTTATGATGGTGTAAGAAGAACACCTATGATAAAAGAGGTTGCTATGAGAGCATTTGAATTGGGTGTATTACCAATCATAGCAGTCATAGTTAGAGATAGAAATATAAACGAACTACAGCAAGTAAGAGTTGGTGGTGAGTGCACAATAGACACTGCTCTAGAATATTATAAAGACATGGCAGTGCACTTTATAGATCATGAAGCATTCTTTTTATATAAAGGAAAATATATGGAATATCTTGGTCGTACACTAGATTTTCCAGTCACAAAAAAAGGCATCGACAACTTTATAAGCGTCGATGCCAATCATAAGTATGTCTTTCCGTGCAAAGAGCACTGGTTAGACAATGAAATTCGTAAAGGTCGAGAACCTTTTACACAACGGCCAGAGGAGTAGCAGTGTTCTGATTACTGATCTCAAGAAGATCTGTTCTCATTCTTTCTACTAATGCTAGTACGTGTGACTGAAGTGCTTCGCTACCTTCAACTATTTTTGAAAGTGAACGTCCACCTAAGTTTGAGTGGAATCCTTCGTCTTTAGCGATAGATGCATAGCGAGAAGAGATAAATCTGTCTTCTACACATTCTGCCATTTCGTTCCATACTGCTTCTGCTCTTCCTTCAGCAACTAACTGATATGCAGCAAGTGCAGCAACATCTTCTGATGCTTCATACTTCTCAAGAAGTGATGCACCCTTTGCTTGTGGTGCTTCTGCTTCTGCAGCGAATGCAGCAGCAACATCTAATTCTTCACCAGTGATATGTTCAATAACTTCCTTTACCATTCTGAAGTGCTTTGCTTCGTCTAATGCTTGCTTAGAAAGTAATTCTAAATCTCTTACGTCTGTTGAAGGATCTGCTGATGCAACTTGCCCTGCAATTGCATACATGTTCTGTGCTTCGTTGACCATACGTCCACGGAAGTGCTCGACAAGATACTCGTCGCTTGGGTTTGAATTGAAGAAACGACGGACATTTGAGCGTGATGCTTCAAATAATTCTTTGTTTCCTTCTTTGATTTTCTTTACAAAATCGGTTCCAGATAACATTCTTTTTTATTTTGTTGTAATTACCTTTTTATTTATAAAGTGAACGCTTTTTGATGTTTTCTACAAAAATTTCTCGGTAAATATATTGAAACACTTCTTGCTCTGTGTAAATGTCGCATTTGTCCCAATCTATAAATTGAAAATTATCACCATCAACCATAATATTATCCAATGCCCAATCACCGTGACCATAGGGTGCTGTTTCTCTGTAGTGATTCATGCAAAATTTATATATTTTATTAATAAATTCTGGAGTTTTTGGAAACACCTCGCTTGCAGGTATGCCTTTAATGATTTTATAGTCTATCCATATACATCCTCTAAAGACTTTATATCCTAAAATATATCCGGGAAATAATTTATTTACTATTTCTATATGCTCATCTATAGACATTCCTGAATTTTCTTTGGTTCCAGTATTATCTTTCCCAAATCTATAATTATGATGATCGATAGTTTTTCTATAATGGGTTTTATATTTGTATACTTTTCTACCGCAGTCAATTCTTTTTCGTTTTCTTAATATCTTATTATACACATAAATGTATTTGGTTTTAATTAAGTCGGGATATTCAATCATTTACTTATTTCAAAGTAGTAACGTAGATGACCTTGTGTTGTATACTCCTCTTCAAAGCGGTCTAGGTTATATTTATAATTAGCGACAATACTTTTAATTTTTGATTGAGTCCAGTCATACCAAACGATCCCGTCCCAATCTGCCTTGTCATGCCATGTATGTTCTATACCGGGATTGACTCTGAAGTATGCCTTTTTGTCCCATATTGTATCTAATATTTCTATTTGCTTATCAATAGTATATTCGTCTCCAAAATTAATGGACCCAAGACATAACGCTATGTCTACAGGTCCAGCTTTGTAATCTTCGAGTGGTACTTTTATATCTGCATAGTCATTGTACGGATCAATACCCATCAAATTGTTTATCTTTCCTTTGAATCTGTTGAAACCACAACCAATGTCTAAAACAGATCTAGGTTTTTGAGAGTTTACTTCATCGACTAATCGGTAACCAGACCACTTGTATGAGTCGAAACTACTGTCTGACCACTTACCACTGAAATAAGACTCCATAAACTATAAAAGCGTTCTACATGCTGTAATACATGTCCTATCTATAGGATTACATTCTGATATACATTCAAAATAATCATCAATAGGATCTTCAGAAACTATATTCTCACCTTCGGCAGTCCATGCTCGAAGACTATTATAAGAAACTTCTTTGTTATGCATTTGTTTTGGTTTGAACACATAACTAATTATAAAAAAATTAATACTTATTGTCAAGTACAACCGTATAAATTGTTACATTTTTAGAATGTACCGGCATCCGTACCTTTCTTAGGTTTTGCTACTTTCTTCTGTGGTGTAGGGGCAGAAGGTGTAGAGGCAGAAGGTGTAGGAGGTTGTTGTGTTAAATCTTGTATCTGTCTTGCCATAATTGAAATTCTTGCTTCAAATGCTATCGCTTGTGCAGTTACATCTGCCAATCTCTTTTGATAAACTCCAATCAATGCTTGTATTTCAGGTTCCATAGTAAACAATAAAAAAGGGGACTGTCTAGTCCCCTTATATATCAAGTTTTTATAACCCTATTTTAGAACGAGCCACCGTCGATAGTGATGTTCTCAAGCGATCTTGTAGTACCACTACATGAGATAACTTGTGAAGCACCGGCACAGTCATTTAGGTATAATGAACCCATTTCGACTCCACCGTATGTGACAGAACCTAGAACGCCGGTTGTCTCAGTAACTACACTACCGAAAGCAAATCTTCCTGCAGAATCATCCCAGAACATCGCTGCTTTCTTAGCAGAACCGTCATAGTAGTTCATGACGATACCAACGTCTTTGTTAGTATCTGAACCTAAGTTACCACCATCTACTTTCTGTAATTCAAGTAGCGTATCTTCAATGGTTGTGTTGACCGTATTGATCTGTGTAGTCGTACCGTTGACTGTTAGGTTTCCACTAATTGTAAGGTTAGTTGAAACTGTAGCAGCACCAGTAACAGCAAGAGTAGATCCGTCGAATGTAAGATTTCCTGAATCTTCTATTTCTCCAGATGTGCCTGCTAATACAACACGACCTGCTGTTAAGTCAGATACCTTTGCACTTGAAGCAACTAAACCTGCACCACCAGAAATGTTAGCACCACCGTTACCATCGATGATTCCACCGAATGTACCGATACCAGTTACGTTTACAGCAGCAAATGTAGCACCGCCAGATCCACCTAAGATATTCTCAGATATTCTTTGGAATGTTACCTTTCTGTTTGTACCGCCTGCACCGTCATCCACGATGAATAGATCACCATCAGCAAGGTCTGCACCTATGTCAGTACCACCGTCAATGTCGATTACATTGAGAGGTAGAGTATTTGCTGTTGCACTGGCAAGAGAACCAGTAATATTACCAGTTAGATTTCCTACAAATCCACCGGTAGCAGTTGCCACTCCTGTTACCGTTAGATCAGCAGCAGTCTTTAGTGACTGAATGTGAACAATATCACCAAGTGATTTCCAAGAAACAGTTTGAATTTCATCACCTGCACTAGCACCTGATGCTAAAGTAACTGTGGTTGCGTTTGTTTCTGTGTAGTCAGTTCCTGTTATTAGACGAACACCGTTTAGGTATACATCTACAAATCCTGCTGTATAGTTAGCAGAAACTGTAACAGCAGTCTGTCCTTCAGTAGCAACTGTAGTTTGTTGAGATGTGAATGTAGTAGCAGCAACACCAGTTAGAACAACGTCTGCAATGCCATCTTCAACAATAAAGTCTTCAAGACCATTTCCTCTAAATTTGAATGCAGTTACAAGACCTGCATCAGAAGTTGCTGAAACAACACCAACTCCGGGAATTAATCCGGCACCAGTTGAGTTTCTTAGTGGTGCAGCACTTGTGAGTTGTCCGTCAACATCTAATGTACCACCGATGTGTGTGTTTTTGGCAATACCAACACCACCATCAACAATCAAAGCACCAGTTGTGTTACTGGTTGACTGAGTAGTAGCGTTGAGGTTTGTTGCTCCAGTTACATCAAGAGTTGTTAGGTTTCCTACAGATGTAAGAGAACTTGCTACGACACTTGATCCAAGAGTTGTTGCGTTTAGAACTGATACATTGTTTACTTTGTATGCCTTACCACTTGCAACGTTTACGTTCTCAGAAGATCCTAGGTTATCACCTGTTGCTTCAAACTGGAATGTCTTGTTACCTTCACCAGATACGATTGTAATACCACCACCGTTAGCAGCAGCATCGTTAGCAGCACCTGTACCCAACTCAAGGTTCTTATCATCCACTGTCATAGTGGTTGAGTTAACTGTGGTTGTTGTACCGTCTACTTGTAAGTCACCGGCAATAGTAACTTTACCTGTATTATCACCTACCCCTGCAGGGTCAAGAGTGATTGTAGCAGGACCTGAGATTGTGTTTGAAGTAACTCTGATTGCAGATCCTTCAGCACCTGTATGGAATGCAGTACCAGTAACAGTGCTTGAAGCATTAATTGTTGAGTGGTTTGTCTGTCCAGTAAATGTTGAGATACCAGATACTTTCAACTGAGTAGCATCAACGAAGGCATTTGTAGAAATACCAGTAACATTGATTGCAGCAAATGTAGCACCTGATCCACCACCTAGAACATAAGACTTGACTCTAGACATTGCAGACTTACGGTTTGTACCGCCTGCTCCATCATCAACTACGATCAAGTCAGCATCCGCTAGATCAGCACCTATATCTGTGCCACCATCTATATCTAAAGTAGAAAGTGGAGTTGTACCACCTGATAATCCTGCTCCAGATCCAGTGAATGAAGTTGCACTTACAGTGCCTGTAACGCCTAATGTAGAACCATCGAATGTGAGGTTTCCTGAATCTTCTAAAGCACCAGATGTACCTGCGATGACAACTCTGTTATCTGTTAGATCAGAAACTGTAGCAGAACTTAATACTGTTTCACCACCGGCGATATTAGCACCACCGTCAGCATCGATTGCTCCGTTGATATCAACTGTGCCTGTGAATGTAGAAACACCAGATACTTTGAGTTGAGTAGCATCTACAAATGCAACAGTACCAATACCAGATACCTTGATAGCACCAAATGTAGCACCGGCACCACCACCAAGAACATAATTCTTGATTCTAGATGCAGCAGTCTTACGATTAGTACCACCGGCACCGTCATCTACTATGAATAGATCGGCATCAGCAATATCGGCACCAATATCAGTACCACCGTCTATATCAAGAGTGGTAAGAGGTGTAGTTCCTGCTGATAAACCTGAACCAGATCCAGTGACTGTTGTTGTATATGATAAATTACCTGACCCATCACTTACTAATATACCGTTTGCAACATCTGTTGCAGGTAGAGTGTAGGTAACGTTTGCAGCAAGTGAATTAGGTGATTTGAGTGCAATATAGTTTGCACCATTATTACTTCCTTCAACTAATCTAACAGATGAACCTACCGTAGTAGTTTCTTTGTTCCAATAACGATGTGATCCAAAAAATTTATTATTTGATGTCGTGGAGTCAATACCCACGTAGAGGTCGAATTTGTCAGTTGTAAATCCCGGTTCACCTGCTCGTAGTCCCGGTAGATTTGAAAACTGACCCCTCTTAAACTGTAAAACAGGAGCTCCCATGTTTTTTGATTAAGTTATAGTGTTTTCTTCCTTAGTATTTATTAAAAAAAATAACTATACCTAGTAACTATACCTAGAATGTTCCTGCGTCTAAATCTATCTTATCGTCTAATGCTGTATCTAAGTAGTCTATTGCTGCTGAAGAAATTCCTGCAGGTTGAGGGAATGTTGTTCCTGCTCCCACTGCAGCATCTACAACTGCATCTGGATTTACAAATGTGAATTTATTGTTTGATGCATCGAATGTTAATACAAACTTGTCTCCTGCAGATGATCCTGAAGGTATTGCTGTAACATCTACATCTCCTAGGTCTCTTAAATTTGACACTGATCCTAATCCTGATACTGAGTCTACAAATTGTACTATAAGGTCTCCGACACCATCACCAGTGATATTTGTATCTGCTACATTATTGTCGTCTACTGTGATAGACGCGACGAAATCAGAATCTGATTCGACTACAAATACTTGGATGTCTTCTGCCATTAGATAGCGGTGCCATTTACTAATGCTTGACCTTGAATTACCTTTGTTTTTTTATTGTTATTAGTATTTTGTACAACAATATCATAATCATATCTTCCTGCTGTAAGAATACCCACTGAGGTCATTGTCGCTGCAAATGATACAGTAAGTTGTCCGTTTGAGGGATTATTGCCAAAGGTTGTTCCCATGCTGATCATATTATTCTCCATTCCTCTAGTAACAGAAGAACGACTTTTGATCATATGTGCTTCAAAAGTATAGAACGTTAGATCCAATGGGGTATTATCTGCCTTCTTCAAGGAGTAGGTCCTTGAGAAGTCAGTGCCCTGTTCAATTACTAAATTGACTGTTGGAACTGCCATTATACCTTATATACTAAGATTATTTATCACGTATCAACGCTTTGAGCAGTTCTATCTCTGCTCTCAGTTCGGTGATTTCATTCCGTTGTGTTTTGACCCTGTTCTTTTCTGCCATATATTTTTCATAATATATGGTATCTGTGTTGACGATCGCTCCAGTATCTAAATCTCTTTTTAGATCGTCACGATCGTTGATAGGTGCTTTTTTCATAATTGGATAAGTTTCATCTAAAGTTCCCTCAAGAACTTCTGCTGCTAAACTCCATGCATTAATCATTTTTTGTCATTAGGGTATAGAGAGTTGATTCGCTTTTGACGTAGTTTTTCTTTATTCCTTTCTGCTTCCACTTTTTCGTCCCACCATATAACTGGAGCACGATTAAGTTTTAATGCAGCAATCCACAATTTCTTACGAGGAAGACGAAAGTATCTTCTTATTAAGTATTGTAGTGTTGGGAATTTCACTACGCCAAAGCGATTACTCTAAAGTCACGAATGCTTGGGGATTGTGCCTGATTAGTTGAAATTACTTCAACCTTTATTTGATAACCACTAAACTGAGGAAGACTGTTCGCTGTGAACTGATGTTCTAAGAACTGTCCTGCCACACTATTACTTATCTGTCTATCAGATCTACCATCGTTGTTCTTACCATCTATAACCTTACCATTGATATCAATGTTATTGAATCCGGGCATTAGTTCAAATACCTTATCAACGTCAGAACCATCTGCTCTTCTCAATCTGTAAAGAACTCTGATGTCAGAAGTTCCGGGTTTGAATGCAGCAAGAATGACCTTCAATGAACTTGCAGGATTCTCTAATTCAATTACAGATGTTACATATGAGAATGTATGAGGATCTTCAAGTAATGTGTTAGATCTTCTATCAGTGGTGTAATTGGTTATTGGTGCATTTACCTTATTTGATTTTATCGTGATATTACTATCAAAGACATCAACCACAGGTGACACATCTTCATTTGTGCTACTGATAGTCACATCAAGTGTAAATGATTTAGCACCCGGCAAACTACTTAGTTTGTCTACCTCATTGACTCTAGATGCAATGATTCGGGGGTTAGCAAACTCAGTTAGACCAGTAAGAGACACTGGTTGGTAACCACGATCTTGGAATGATGTTTCACTACCACTAATACTTGTACCAGATGTAGTTCTTGCACTAGCATTTATGGTTGTATCATTAGGTAAAATGTGACTCAAGTTTGGAACCATTGATTCAAACTGAATATTTTGTGACGCTCTTGCATTTAATCCACCACCAAGTGAGTGTGATGTGAATGACTTTGTACCACCAACCTTCAGGAAGTAATGATCTAAACCAATCTTCTCTGTGATAGTATTTGTAACATCAGCAAAACTATGCTCTTTGTTGATCTCTCTAAGTGAGACACCCTTGAATTCATACTTTTGAATAGGTGTTCCGGGTAAGAATGATTGAGTTGTTGTACCATCAACTCCTCTTGTTGTAATACCAGTCAATATATTATTACCCACACCAGTGTAAGCAATAATTTCATTAGCAACCAATGCAAATCCGGGATTTGTAGTGGATACCTGTGATCCTTCAAAAATGTTGAAGTTTGCAGAAGATGCAATACTAATATTTTGAATCGAACTAGCACCATAACCAACAGTGATATTTGTTGGTATAGTATCTCCTTCAATACGGGTCATTTCGACTTTGTTATTGAAGGCATGCATACCATGATTAGGATGAGAAACTCTAATATGCTTTCCATCAAACTCATCAGAGTTGATAGTCACACTTGTTAGAGTAATAGATGCAAGTGTTGATCCTAAACCAACTCCTGATCCTCCTGATGGGACATACTGTATAAGTTCAGATGCATTGAAGTCTTGTCCTGTTACACCTGTCAATTTCAATGCATTAGTGGATGTTACAACACCAACTGTCAATATCAAGTTTCTACCGAGATCGTTACTTCCAAGAGTAGCAGTTACAGTATCACCAACTTGATATCCAGATCCTGTGTTTAGAACACATACACTATCTGCAGTACCACCTGATACAGTAACGATACCTGTTGCACCAGATCCATTACCAGTCAAGGTTGTGAAGTTCACAGCACCGAAGGTTGTATTAGAGTAACCAATACCTGCATTAGTAATACTGAATCCAGTATTTGCTGCACCAACAGCACCTAATTTACCTTCAACAAAACCACTAGATGTTCTATTGTTTTGTTTGATTTGTGTACCAACAACAATGTTTGGATTCTTCAAATCAGAAGAGAGACCAACGGTAACTTTCTTATCAAATACTTCTATTGGATTAGAAGGTAGTAGGTTTCTTTGATTGAATGTTTGTAACTCTGGATTGTACATCTTGAATGTACCTTGACCAGTTATAAACTTTGCCTTATACGCTTTATACTTGAGATCTTCTAATTGAGATGCAGTCCAAGTAGATGCGTTTTGTGACTTGAATAGTGAACCTAAAGATGGTTGTTTACTAATAACAACCTTTCCGAGTTCTGGATTATTACGAGTGGTAATATCATCTTCACCTACACGAGATATCCATGCTTGATACTCTTGAGTAGATGCTAGGAGAACTAAAGCATATTCTCCTTCAACAACATATACTGGGCAATCAAATTGGAAGTTAGTTGGTACTGTTCCATCGTCAGATATACTGACCTGACTTGGTTCTAGAACCTTACTATCTATTATACGAGTTGTTGGATATCCATTCTCTAAATGTACTAATCTTAATTCAATAGGGATAGTATTACTCTTCGAGAAGAAGAATACATCCATAGATGTCAAGAATATTCCGGGATTCTCAGTCACTCGGAATGACTGTGCTAGTGGATCATCATCATTTTCGGGTGGTGGTGGAGGAGGAGGTGGAGGTGCTATTCGGTTTATCGTAGTCTGTGTAATCAAATCTCCTTTGGAGAAGAAGTTTGCATATGCCTTACTTATAGGTAACGATCCGGGAACTTGTTTTACCTCTCCTTTAGCAGCACTCAAACCAACAGTATTGCTTCCATTAGTAAAGTTAGGATTACCAGTAGGAATATGAATAGATCCTAATAATGCACCAAATTGATCAGAGATCAATCTGACTTCTTTGACTTGTGCTTCTGCATTACTTGTTTCACCAACAAGTCTCATATCTTTGACAATATTACCAAAAAATCTTTCATCAGATTTCTGATTCAAACTATTAGTATCAACGTTTATAAGTATGCTTGTATCACTATAAGAAGATGATATACCGGCACCGTCATAAGGACTTGATTCATATACTAAAGTTGGAGCATTATATGGACCATCTTTATGATTAGGTGTTGCAACACGGAATCTTATTTCAGGAACTGTATTAGAATTTTGATTGTTGAGTAACTTACCTGTTACAGTTTCACCAACTTGGAATGCACCCTTGACTGGTGTAACTTCAATCAGTTTTGGAACTGTCAAATTTCTGTTATCTGACATATCAGTTCTAGAGAAAGAACTATAGAACTTAGTTCCGGGTTTTAGTCTGTATCCTGTAAACGCAATGTTCTGTGATCTAAGATTTGGTATTGATGTAGTTTCTGTAATAACTTCAGTGCTGCCGAATCCACCATCAAAACTCTTGAACTCTCTTTCTACCCATACGTCCTGTGTTGGATTGATAAACATCTTACCAAGCCATGTGACAACATCATATGGGTTTACATTTACAACTCTACTTGCAAATGGTTGATCAAAATCTAAAACTTCTGTATAATTCAGCATGACTTTAGATCCTTTTTTAGTCACATTTTGAGAACCTAAGTCAGTTGCATATCTAACATCAACTGCATTGTTAGGAACACCTGACAGACCAATCAATGATTCAGATCCAATGAGTAGATCAATAGCATCATAGTTTGCTCTTGCCACAGCAGTACCATCCTCTATATCATATTTCAATTCTGGTAAAGTAGTATCTGCTAGAGCAAAAGTATTGAAGTTATCCACAGCAAAACCAGTTTTGAAACTGTCTAATCCTGTATCTGGATCTTTGACAACTAATGCTTCAGTTTTTGCTTCCAATAATGATAATGAAGTTGCAAATTCTACATTCTCAATTCTCTTCTCGATAGCACCAATATCTCTCATGGTGTATCTCTTATTCATTTTTGTTTCAATAGTGATGTCTCTATTCACATCAAACACATATGGAGCATATGTAATTTCTGCTAATTCAAATGAACTGTCGATTGCTTCAGGTAATTGAGGTGCTCTAGAAGGATTGCCCTCAACAAGTGTGAAAGTAGAATCACTATTCAAGAATAGTCTGTCTACTCTACCAAGATAATACTTATAATCAAATGTGATATTCTCATCAGATACAAGAACATTTGTTATTGATTGTCCAGACCCAGAAAATATTCTTGAACCCCATTCAAATGGTGATAATGAACCAGAATAATCTGCTACTCTTGGTCTGATATCAACAACATCAGTGTTTCTTTTTCCTCTAAAGCTAGGAACAATATCATATACATCTGAATCATAACTACTTGCTGTTATGATTTCTCCACTATCTTGAGAATTTATTACAAATTTATCAAAAAATACTTTGATTCTTGCTGATGGTTCAGGGGCACCCTGTCTTCTTACCAATCTACCAAAGTCATAGAATTCTGCTCTCTGACCATTATCTAATATAAAGTTTGCACTTATTTCTTTATCGCCTAATGTTAAGGAATTGATTTTACCACCAACTTTACTTTCAGTAAAGTAAATCTCTTCACCCTCTATAAAGTTGCCTTCATTACTACTCTTGATGAATGCAGACTGTGTACCAGTGGTGCCTAAAATCAATGCAGATGCACCCGAAACTTTTCCTATTACAGATTCACCCTTGATAAGATCTGAGTTGTTAGTATTGGGTCCATTCAAACCTGTAAATGTGAGTGATGGTATTGTTGGATCAGCATTAGATGATGATTCAAATACAGCACGAACTCTCACAACGTCAGCAGTGTCTAAAGATATTTCTCTGTCTTGAACTCTCTTACCATATGCAAGATTGTAAGTCAGTCCATCACCTATAGAAGTTGACACACCCGAATAATTATATTTTGATCCATTTACAACTATATTTTCACAACGTTGTAGATCTTTATCTTTCGCTACTACTTTTGTTTTCTGCTTGGTTACATGAACAACTACATTATTCTTGCTTGCAGATAATCCACTCAAGGTTACACCCTTACCACCACCAGTTATTACAAACTGATCTGTTGTAAGAGGTTCAATGGTGCCATCTTCATATAATACTGTATATCTCTCTTCATCAAATGGTGAATACACAAAATCTGTTCCACTTAGAGTGGGTAGATCTAATGTTCCTAATGAATTTATTGTTCTTCCTCTAAGTTCACCTCTTACAAATATATCCGAACGTGTAAGATCAACAGATTCTACATTACTATCAGGCATATCTGCAAACAAGAATCCACTCTGTGAATTTCTAATGATTGGAGATACTACACTCAATCCTGAAACGTTGATTGCTCCTGTAGGAATAGATCCTGTACATACATCACTTACGTTAGCAACTGCTTCAACTTCAATACTTGTTCCTGTAGGAGAAACAGTCTTGACTCTATTCAATACAGTTCCAGTAATACCAGATCTGTTATATTGAATGATGTCTCCTGTTTGTATTCCAACTGTCCATGAATTTGAAGATGATGATACAGTTGACTTACTTGCTGCTGCAGCAGTAAAGTTGAATGACTGTCCACCAAATACAATTCTAGGTTCTAGAACTGTATCACCACTGAATGTTTGAACACCAACTTCCTGTCTGATGGAGTGAACATCATTTATACCAAATTCTGTGACCTTTGTTATAATTCTACCATTATCAATACCATCAACAGTAATCGCTTCATCTTGAATAAACTGACCTGCAGTTTGATGTAACGCTAAGATATTACCTGTCTGAGATCTCAAAAATCCTTTTGCACCAGATCTTTTACCTTCTACTAATGCAGGTGCTGATATTGCTAGGGTATTATTAAGAGTAATCTCGGTGTCTGTTTGAATATCGAATAAGAATAGATCAAAATTAGATGTGGTATTTGAATATGCTCCTGCAGATAGTTTGAAATCATATACTCTTGCTCTACCGATTGATTGACCTGTGGGTTCATCTCTATCAGTGCCTAGTCTATCACTTCTTAGATCAACATATCCTGTTGTTGCTATACCGACACTAGCACCACCATATACATTGTTGAGTCTTATAAGATTTCCTGATTGAAAGGGAACTGTGGAGGACTCTACTGATTCTGTTTCTCTAGGTTTTTTAGAATCTACAAATGATGCTCCAAATGTTTCTACTTCATAACCTTTGACATATGCTTTTCCGGGTCCAACTTTGATACTTACAATATCTTTAGATGGAGTATTAGTATCATCAGTAGTTTCTTCTGGGAAGAATACACCAAATTGTGAGTATCTATCATTCAGACTTTCTTTAGATTCAAAGGAAAATGGTGTTACAAAATAATCTCCACTTTCATCAAACGTTCTTCTAGCAAGTTCTTTTGCTATTTCACTATATACGGTTCTTACTTCAATTTTCTTAATTTCACCTTTATTGGTTCTGAAGAGTTCAATAAAGTTTTCATCTTGAAAATTATCTAATGGTTTCTTAGATAATTTTAGACTAATTTTGAGTCTGTCAGCACCGGGTGCTGTATAATTACTAAATCCTGCAGCATTGTCATATAATGAATCATCTTCTACTGCAGTTATAATTTCTTCAACAACTTGAAACCCAACTCTGTATGATGGATTATTACTATACTGATCTAATACTATAGTTTCTGTTTCTACCTGTATAAAGGCACCACGAGCAAAGAATACACCCTCAACAACAGTAAATGCTGATCCTGTTGATGTAGCATTCTTTAGAATACAAGTTGCAAAATCCGACCCTGCAGTAGTAGTAGTGCTACCAAAAGTAAAATCAGATAAAGTGACGAGATTTTCTCCGTCCTGAAAAGTTTGCGTTGTTTGGTCATTAGCGTTTGCTGCTCTATATTTTACATATATTGTAGTGCAGTTTTGAGTGGACTTTGATGCCTTTAGAACACTCTTAACTATGGCGGTTACACCAGATGATTTACCTTTTATTACTAATCCAACTAATTTATCAAAATATGACTCTACAGGAACACCAAAAAATGTAGACTCTAATTTTACAGCATAATATTGATCATCATAAGCAACAGATCCGGGTATCACTACGGATCCTTCTTTGAACATATGATGTCCAAATTTTTCAATCTGATCTTGTAAGATAGATTGAAGTGTTGTTAGTTCTCTTGCTTGAACAGGAGTTCCGGGTTTGAATAAGACTTTGTTAAAATTCCTATTCTTATCGAAATCGTCGAAGTATGGATTGACGTTTAGGTTGGTGTTCTGTGGCATCTTTAGAATTCTAAGACGATTTTAATATCTTCTCTTTGATTTGGTGCTCTTGTCACCTCTGGTCGATTGTCAATGTAAATGATATCACCAGAGTATTTTTCTATCTCAGGGGAAGCAATACCGCTATTGATGGATTGTCCAAAATAATATGTTTTAGAATTCACTGATGTAGATACACCGGTGAATGTGGTTTCAATTCCTACAGTCTCTGTTCCTGTAGTTGTTGTTACAACAACGTTGATAGAACCTCCTGTTGACGGAGTGCTCGTAAACTTATTTAGACGGTAACCGTAGGTGGGATTTGCACCTGAAGAACTATTTGTAGCAAGAGATCTATCTTGCCAATATCTCAGGAATTTAGTAACTGGATCGTATGATATTATCTTTCCAACTGCAGTTGATCCTATACCTATTGTTTGTGTAATCTGCCCATCAACAGATACACTCATAGTACTAGATGCTGCTCCTGCAAGACGAAGACCATATACTCCACTTGCACTTGATGCAGTGAGTAAATTAGTAGTTCCGTTTATGTTTGGATTCTTCAAAATTCCGATACGAGCAAACTGATTACCTACTGGAAAATCAGGATTTGTTGTATCACTATTTTCTATTCTAGAATAGACTAGAACCTTGTTTGATCCTAGTTCTGTGTATATGTCTGCACCATGTCCTTTTGGTGGTGGTATTATAACTGAAAATACTGCACCAGATCCTGTAACAACTGAATCTAAATCTAATGTTGCAAAAGTGTATCCTGAACCACCATTAGTGACCTGAACAGAGGTAGGTTTACCATTTACAAAGGTTACAGATGCTAGTCCATCTTGACCATCTCCTCTGATAGGAACATTATTCTTTGTACCACTGAATTGATAAGCAGCACTGGTTGTATCTGTTATAACTACTGTTTCAATCTTACCGTCTACAGCAGAATTTCTTACGTCAAGAGTATCGGAATTATTCAACCAATCTTGTGGGACTGGAATATAATCCACACTATCAAACTTCACAATATCGCTTGGTTTTATAGTATACAGATACTTCCAAAGATATCCATCAGATTCTAATCTAGGTTGTAGATCAGTATGTGTTGGTTCTTCTAGTGATGCAATTCCTTTACCACTATTAGTTGGATTTGCTCCATTGTAAATGCACTCATAGACTCTGAAGTCTGAGTTCATTACATAAAAATTCGAGTTATATAAATTCGACGAATTAGTCTGTGGTGTTGTATTATTAATATCATAATCATGTCGATACATTTCGTATATTGTTCCAGTGGTCCAAGAAATTTTTCTTATGACTTGAAGAACATCGCTAGAATTTATTTTCTTGGCAGATATTAGTGTATCGTATATGTTATCGTGATCGTCAAAGTTATCAATAGGTGCCGGAGTATTGGTATTCCAATCTGAATTAATTTCCGTGGCATTCGGCAACCCTATAAACACGTAATAACTATTTGTCGTGGTTGAAATTCCGTTGACAAAGTTTTCCGCATTTAATACTCTTATTTGATCTGTAATGATCGCAGGCATTATTCTCTACAATTTGATAGTGTTATTTAGGTATAATCTAGTGATAGTTTCGTTGTGCGAACTATTGTTGGTGCAGTAGACAGACCTGTAAGTCCATCAGAGGCATTACAAGTGAATGCTATTCCAGTGGTTCTAGATGAACTGAATTTTGCCCAACTGTAGTCACCGTAATAGTTTCCAACCCCTGAACCTAGTCCTGTAAAGTTTAGACCATGACCGGTCTCTACGTTTACATGAACTCTAACAGAAGATGCAGAACCTATAGGTGCGATATCTTCTATATGAGACACTTGGTACACAGTATCTATAAGGTCAGAGCATGATGAAATAGCAACTGTTCTATCTTGAGATAATGCAGTCACTCCACTTCCAACATTTGATCTACTTACTAAGAAGTAATCTCCAGTTGAAATTCCTGTCTTAGTGAAACCACCAAAAGCATTATCTCTGATTGGTGATGATAGTGGTATATGCATGTTGAACTGTATTCCTTGTGCAGTTGTTCCAATACCAGTTATCACACCATGATCTCCGGAAACAGATACTCCTGTTACTGTCTCAACAGGGTTTGTAAATGTGGTAGTTCCAAACCCAGTATTATTTTTATCAGCATCTACAATTTGAATATCAAATGTTGATGTATTAGGATCTTCTGTTGTGCTGAATACAACAGACCCACCCCCTGTATAGAAGGAGTTATCACTTGTGCTGACATTCTTTATTATTCTTGCTGCAGGTTTCACTCTAGCATCATAAAGATCTCTTGATTTACTTGCTATAGCACCATCAACAATTAGATCATCCTGTTGCTTACACCAAACTACAGGTCTTAGTGGTGAGATCTGATTTGATATTCCTTGCTGAGAATATATGTTAGTTCTTAATGTATCTCTTGATGTAATCGCAGCAACAATTCTTTCATTCTGTGTGACAGGAGTAATTTCACCATTACTCTTTCTTATTGTTATACTGTCACCAGTCTTGATTGTTTGTAATGCTCCTTCTGTAGCAACATCAGAATCAGTTCCTCTATACAATAGGACTTGTAGAGATGTTCCTTCTACAGGAGGTTCAGTAAACTCAATTTGAGTTCCACCGCTAAAGACATATGCAACATTGGGTTCTTGTATAATATCATTCAAAAATATTAGTAAGTTATTCTCTAAATCTATAAGTGAACCTGCATTTTTCTCAACACTCAGGGCTTCTTTATTCTCAGTCATTGTAAAGACTTTTTTACGACCATCAAATTCTTCAGAAAAATCATCTAAAACTTGTAACTTACCAAATACCCATCCTGCAAATTCATCATCCCTCGTTTCAGTTACTGTAAATACAGCGTTTTTGAATGTAGATCCAATACTCGTGACAGTCGGTATTCCTGCAATACGTAATTGTTCTCCTTGTGTGAAACCATATCCAATATTATTCAAATTAAATGACGAGATACTAAGACCTGCACCCACATTCACAGTTACTGATGCACCAATACCTGTTGAAGAACTGATAAGTTGTAAATCATCATATCCAACTGGACTATCAAAAGTAATTCTAGGTACATCGGTATGTGTATATCCTGTGCCCACAGGATTCATAAACACATCCTTTACATGTCCCCCCTCGACTGTAAATGTGCCAGAACTCCCAACCGTAGGATTTCCGCCATTGACCAGTATTCGATAAGTAGTAGGAGGATTTCTGTATCCTGATCCACTAAATCCGATTGCAACAGTAATCGTGCCAAATCCCGTGACCACTGCGGTTCCTGTTCCCACTTGTCGTTGTTGATATCCATACCCCTCCGAATTTGCTATTGAAACTATAAGACCTTTTCTAGGTAAATTATTTGAATTTACATCACTTAAATTTATAGTATTTGTACTGTTACCTGTAAATCTAATTGAGGTAATTCCTGTAGCAGAACCACCTATAAAGTCATAATCTACTTCTGGTTTTTGGAATATATTATTTACGAGTATAGCACCAAAATCGCTTGTAATACCTGTTGTATTGACTCCTGAACTTGTAACTGTAAATGTCTTTGCTATACCAGTAAAACCACCTGATACATCATCCATGACCACATTTCCTGTGTAGTCGGATCTAATGAAAGATCTACCTTGGAATGAACTTCCATTTGAAGTATCTACAAATAAGAAATTATGAGTTCCTATACCTGCAGATGTAAGTGTGATAGCAGCACCAACAAGGGCATCACCTTTATTTGATGCGATAGAAAAATTATTAACACCATTCTTGATCAAGAAATAATTATCATTCCCCACCAAAGGTGCAGGAGGATTGACACTTCGTAATCTGACTTCTGATCCAGTGACTAAGAAATCTGATAGTGCTGTAAAACTATTTGCTGCTATATTGAATTGATTTGAACTTACACCAACAGTTTGCTTTATACCACCAAAAGGAACATCAGCAAAAGTTATTCTATCTTTGATAATGTTATAGTCACCTTTTACTAATTGAACAGTAGATCCATTTGTATGTGCTGCTGTTTGTGTGCCCATCCATTCTCTATCCACAAACACATTATTCGGATTACCATTATACCCAACAACTTGAATTCTCATGATCTCGTCATCAATTTTTATAAGATCATATGATTTGAATATACTAGCATCATATAGTGATATAACTCTGTTCAAAATTGATACTGTTGTAGTAGCAGCACCAACCTTATTATAAAGAGGAGACTGAATTATATTATCCAGTGCTACCATAACCTTACTATTTTGTTTCTTTGCTGTAAAGGAATGACTTACTCCAACACCGACAGTTGTCAGCCCAATATGTGTTCCTGCTGCTGCTAAAGCAGGTGTTGCTGCAAGTTTTATTTTACTTTCATTGACCTTTATAGCATAAACCTTCGTCGGTAATCTAGTGGCACCACCAACACCACTACTGGTGTGATCTATACCTATCGCTGCATCATCTGCAAAATATTCTAACTCCTCACCTGTAGTGAAGAAATGATTATTCAATACGATTGTATCTGAACCTATTAAGACCTTAGAAGTGTCTGACCCACTAAAAGATTTTAGGAAGATAGGATCTCCCTTATGAGTTAGGTGAAATGAATACCTAAAGGTTTCAGTTTCTTTATTGAATTTTTTATTTACTGATCCTATTTTAAACATTAGTATTCTATTGTAGTATCGTTATTAACATTATCAGGTTTGTCGATTCTTATTTCAGATACTCTTACAATGTAATCTCTATTTTCCATAGGAGTAAATTGTAAAATTACACTGGAACCAGAAACAATAATGTCTGTATTCTGAATATCTCGTCTAGCAGTTAGACCAGTAGAGACATTTCCATACTTGACATAATTAGAATCACCCTCATATGCGTTAGCAGCGACATGAAATGTTGAATATTCGTTATTAGTAACGTTCTCAACTTCCACATAATATTTAACACTGGTGTAATTACCATATGATAAAGAGGATACATTAGTAGCAGCAGGAGTTCCAGATGCTGATATCTCAGTTCTATTTGACTGTAGATAAGCATCACCCACCTCATAGGATCCAGAAGGTATACCGTTAGAAACAGTGGTTCCTACACCTACAAGAGTTGCCAGTGTTGCAATTGTCACACCTATACCTGCAGTAGGAGTAAATTTGATTTGTAAATTATTTGTGGTGGTCATACCCACATTGAATGTCCCTAAATCCATATCCTCTTTCATCTTGCCATATTCAATATATTGAACTGTAGATCCTATACCAACAAAACTTGCTTCTAAGATTTCCTTCTCTTTTGGATTTCCAGTTACAGCAACAAGAACGGTTCCAGACTTGAATGCATTAGCATCGATTGTTTGAATGATCTGTTCGGAAGGAGAACCTGATGCTGCAACAAAAGCTGAAACACCGACTTTCTTTATACCACCGTAGGACGTAGTACCAACACCCACACCCTGATTCAAGACCTCACGATACACCGTTATATCATAAACAAAGGTGCTATTATAAGGACTGAATGATACTGAAACCTGACCACTCGCCATATCTGCAGTAAAATCACCAAGATCAAAAGAATCTGATAAATCTGAGTATTGATTGATCATTGATACCACACCATTATGTGACACAATAAATTCTGAATACTGTGTTTCATTTACCAACACACCTGCAGTAGAGTCAAGGACTACTTGAGCATAGTATTTTACTGCAGTAAAATCAGCAGCAGACCAAGTATCAATTTCTGCTGATCTTATTAAATTTGGATCGGTATAGAATTGTGGACTAATATCATCTATTTCCAAAACTCTGTTTGTTTTACAAACTAAAGCATTACCAAACTTATTTGATTGAAATACAACCTTATCACTCTTAGTTTGAGTAGAGTCAGTAATTTCTCTGACTAAATCAAAGTCATGCTTACAATTTGTGTCTGCTACATTATCAATAAGAACAATAGAAGATATAACTTGCTCTCTTGCTGAAACTGTAGATCCAAGTCCAACAGATCCTACTGAAGGAACTAATAGATCGGAATGTTTTTTGAATCCTGCCGGATGTGCCAATGATTCAACTGGTTCACTCCAACTTGATATTCCTACAAGAGATTTGAGAGAGTAAGAAAAGTTTTGATAATAATCATTATCTTGTATTCTTTGGAAGAACTCGTTTGTTTTACCAGTATCTTTTTGCCAACCAAATGCCTTTTTCAATGTAGACCCTAATGTGAATCTACCTGTATTTGGGGTGATACTTTCTATTATACCTGATGCTCTAGAAGTTCTGCCTGATACTAAATCTCCGACATCGAGTCCATCAATAGAATCAACTCGAATAATATTTGTAGAACTATCTTGTCCTTTAGAAATGTTTGTTGTTGCATTGTCACTATAAACTTCTTCTCCGGAGAAGAAGGAACCCTCCTCAAGTATGGCGTTGAATTGTGCAATATCAGATTTCTTAGTTACAATACCAAAATTCTGAAAATTATGAATTCCGGGATTTTTGTTTACATTATATGTGATGGTCGCCTGATTTACAAGACCTGCATTTGTATTGACACCGCTTACAACAAAGTATGAATACTGGAAATCAGAAGAATTATAACCATTTCCTGTCGATACACCAATGTTTTCAACAAAAATTTCATCACCTATTGTGAATGGTAAGGGCAGTGCTGTTGTAAATCCACCTGAAGGTGTCTGCAATCTCAAAGTGACAGTAGGATCTGAATATGTTGCACTTATAATACCAACACCATTTGTATTGTTGATAGCAAAAACTTCAGTGTCTGTACTCTTCAAATTACCACCAGAATTGATAATTCGGACATTATTTACAGATGAACCCGCAAGATTTGCTACTGCCTCTATACTTGTGTTCACTACATCATCTTCTCTGTTGTAAACGATAATATCAGGTGCAGTTAGATACTTAGAACCGGTAGAAGTGATTCCTATAGATTTTAGACTAAAATTATCTTTTAGTGTAATAATATTTGGTACAGATGCTTCAGGTGTTAATGTTGGATCTGAAGGATAATCATATCCAAATTCTAAAATTTCTGTGGTTAGTAATTTACCGGCAGTTTCAGTTTCTGCTAATATCACTGCTGATTTACCTGTGGTAGAAGCAACAGAAACTTTTGGTAAATCTTTGTAGTTTAGTCCACCTTCCTCAAGAAGAGCTCTTGAAATAGATCCACGAGCGTTTGTAGAAGTGGTAGTATAAATTATACTCGATTCACTTGTATATCCAACTCTTTCTGGTAGTCCACCAGTCAAGAATGAGAATGTTGTACCTGTAGATGTTGTTAGAGAATGTTTACCTGAAAATTCACTTGCTTTTACAATGATCTTACCATAATCCGTGACATCTTCATCAACATCGACTATTTTGCTAGAAACAGATGAGAACTTATAATATAAAACATCGGGCACATTTTCTGTTAAATGAATTGTAGTTCTTGCAGATGTAATTCCGGGAACGAGATTATCAGTTCGTTCTACTGTAGATTTACCAGAACCTACAAATGTTTTCGTAAATTTTTGATCTAAGAAGAAGTCAAGTTGTGTTCCTGATAAATCAGCATCAGAAGTATCGAATATGAGTTTCTCACCAACTGTGGTTATAATTGGTGGGTTATTAGATGAACCAATACTTATAAACTTTGTTCCGGGGTCGTAATTAATATTAAGTGTACTTGATCCTGCAGAAACGATTTTCATGTCGATTTCATCGAAACTGTCAAGATGATGCGTTGTAGCAGTAGAAACAGTGACTTCAAATGTAGTTGCATCAGCAGTTGCAACGTTTCTGTTTGTTCTAAATGAATGACTATTACCTACACCGGCATTTCCAGTTATAAAGACTCTATCGTGCTTGTTTTCAATCTGATAAGCATTCGTCACTATACCAATTAGATCATTATTGATTTTTTGTACAAATAATCCTGTATTTGGTAAGAAGTGTGTATTACTGCCATCAAATGAATATAATAAATTTGTTCCATTATTAGGTGTATAAGTTAGAGGATCACCGTGATCAAATGGGTGACCGGGAAGTCTTATTGACTTGACTGGAAGAAATGTGGTGGTAGATATGTTTCCTGCACCCACGAACGATACTGTAGTGCCGATTCCTACCCCACTTGTAAGACCTACACCAATATTTGTTGTGGCATCAAAAAAGAGTGACTCATTGATGGGAGTTGCAGCATCTATCGGTCTATCAATCTCATATGTAAACTTATTTTCTCTTTGATAGATTTCTGCTCTATCTGTATGTGCAACACCTGTAGTTCCGTTCTGAGCACGTAGAAGTGTAATCTTCTGATTGAGACGATCGTGTGCAATCACTCTCATCTGCTCATCGCCTACCTGCACAATAGCGTTATTATCAAAAATGTCTATATCGTCTCGAAGAGTGATTGTAGTCGTCAGACCACTTGCAAGGAGAGATGTTCCCAATCCACTTCTTACAAAATCAACCTTAATTGGATATGTGCCCTCTAATCCACTAAAGGTTGCAGATGAAATACCACTAATCTTTATAGGTGTTCCAGTCACATAATCATGTATACCTGTTGTAACAATACCTGTTACAGTTTTACCTTTAGCATATAGTTCAATTCTTTTCTTGATTTTTATAGTAGAGGTGATGACAGTTGCAGCAACTCCAACTAGTTCAGTAACTTTACCAAATGAACCAAAACCATCTGTATTTGAATTGTCAAAAGTAAGTTTATCTCCTACATTATAATTTGTGCCACCCTCTACAATCTTAACAGAGTCAACAGATCCCTTTTGAGTATTTTTTATTTTAGCGATACTTACTTTTGTCTTTGCACTAGCAGCAACACCTGAATAGTCCTCTAAGTTATATTTCTCAGTGTTTCTTAATAAATCTTCAGGTAAAGAATCCTGTGTTGATGTGAATTCATTGTTATACTGTAATAACTTAGAATTATAAGTATCACCAATAATATAAGGAAAAATAGGTTCTCTTCTACCTTGGAAAGGTGAGAAAATATTAGATACTGGATTTGGAGAAACTGTAATGTAGTATGCATATACGCCATTTGGATATTCTGGTGTTACTGCAAATCTACCATTATGCTCATCAAGGTCGCCGTATCCTTTTTGGAATTGATAGTCTTCAATGAAAAATCCTGCAGCATAGTCCGTCAAAGCGGGACCATTTGTTCTTGATAACCCAGATATCTTGGCATAACTGGATTGCATATATTTTAGAGGTCCACTACCATCAGTATTTTCAAACGCATATGGACCATATATGGGATGTCCGTCATATGCCCATCCTAATATTGGTGAGTGACCAGTACCACTATCATCTAAATGACTGCGTAATTTTCTTGAAGCATAGTAATTTACGTAAGGATATCCGTTGTCTGCCACCTTTAGTTCGCCATAAAATCCATCATCATCTTTTACATCACCAAAATTAGCGTAACGTTGAACATTGTTGATAGTCCATGTCTTCAAGTTGGATGACATTATTACACCAGAACCCGGAGTTTTTGCAGTGATGGTAGTTCCGTTCTCAGTATATCCGGCACCTTTTGTTATTACATCTACACCCACAATCTCACCATTCGCTACTCGTGCAATAAGTTTTGCACCCACACCATCACCATTCACAATTATGTCAGGGACACTGAAGAAGTCCTTACCACCACTCTTAATAGATACAGAATCTATTTTTCCATTGATTATAACAGGATCAAATGCTGATTTAGATCCTTCAATAACCACCGCATCGGGTTTATAATTATCATTAATGAAGAGCGAACCAAAAGTATCACCTTTTGTTTTTACGTGAATTCCATCAACTTCTCCTCTGATAACAGCAGATGCAGTCGCATTTGAAGTTGATATTCCTTGTGTACCATCAATAGTTACGGATACTGGTGGATAGTTGAATGTATGTGTTCCAGTTCCGGGTAGAGTCATCTCTACATAATCAACTAAAGATGTTGAAATAGAGACTCTAAAATTATTATCATCAATCTTTACAACATAATAATCATTTCCAGATGTAAGACCAGAGATATCTGATACAGTTCCTCCTTGATATCTTATCAGTTCTCCTGATGAGTATCTGTGATTAGATATGTTTATTACATCTGTAAACGTATTAATACCTACACTATCAACAGTGTTTTCTCTATTTTCAAAATTAGTTGACGAAATAATTTCTATATTATCTACTTTTAGTCTAGACTCTTTTGTTTCAAACTTATGCAATCCACCACCACTGGTTGTAATCGAAAGTGTTGAGATACCTGCAAGTGCCTCATTACGGGTTTTGGCAAGTGATAGGGTAAAGTCGTCATTCTTGATGACAAAATAACTTGATTTGTTAACAAGATTTCCCGGAGTAGTGCCAATTCCAATGGTCGTTGAACCATCGGTTCCGTAGACAATCTCTTCACCATGTTTGAATCCATGAGGTCCAGTAAATGTAAATTTGTCAGTACTAGTATTCAAAACACCACCAACACTGGTACTATCAAAGAATACTTCATGTGGAGCGAGTCTCATCTTCGCTTCAGCAGTTGCCTGTCCATTACCACCGGTAATTTTTACATCAGGAGTCCCTTTGTAATCTAATCCACGAGATGTTACTTGTATCTCTTCTAATTTACCGCTAACATGAGCGATAACAGATGCACCTGCACCCGCGTGTCCGTTCTGCTGTATGGAAATACGAGGAGGATTATTTACATCATAATCAGATCCTGTATTCAATACATTTATTGTCTCTACTGATCCATAGTAAATTTTATCGGAAGATTTGTAAGAATATGCTTCTACACCGTTGACAAAGAGTCCTACACCTTTACCAGTTTCAGTTTTATCCTTAGTAGAACCGTATTCTGGTTGTGTAAATTTACGAAGTAATTTTTGAGCACCAATAGTTCCAAAACCAACTTCAAACGGAGTAAGAGAGTGATTTGTATTAGTTCCAATGTCAGCAGTATCAAAAACAGTGACATACTGACTTCTACGAGCGTTCTCTGCTGATAGAGAGAGTGAAATCGTAGATTGGGATAGATTAGTCACATAGTACGATTGACCGGTGCTGAGACCTGCTACAGGAGATCCTGTTACACTAGGAGTATAGAGAACAATGTCACCATGTTGTAAATTGTGATCTGGTATTGTGATTACTTGAGATATTGTTGAAACACCAGAAGTGTTGAAGTTTCTAATTCTCTTCTGTACATCTATTGGATAATGAGGTAAACTATTTGATGCTATAACAACAGTATCACCTTGAGCGTAGGTATTTTGAATATTTGCAACGTTATTATTTTGTCTTTCTAATTTTTTCTGTATGTAATACTGTTTACCCGCTAAAAGAGATGGTGCACTGATATACACAACCTGATCATTCAATATACCTGTAATTGTGCCATCTTGATTCTGACCATCAGCGTCTATGACAGATATAAGTTCTCCAGTCTTGTAATAGTGTTTCGCAGTCAATATAAGTTCAAAGTTTCCTGTAGATATTGTCTTGAAATCTTTTACAACATGCTTTGTTGCAATATTCTCTAACCACTCACTATATCTAAGGTCTGTCTTCTTGACACCAAGAGTTTTAATATTATATTCACTACCTTTTTGCTGAAGAATACCTGTTCCTTCAAAACCTACGACAGAATTCAATATTTTAAGTTCTGTGGATCTTGAAGGATTATCATTCTGATATGCGATCGCTAACCCACCCGAATCAACTGCTTCACCCACACTTGCGGTACCAAATCCAGTTACATTTAAAAATTCTGTTAGAGTTTTGTCAGTATAATCATATCTTCGTCTTCCTATAGTTACAAAAGAAGATTTGGCAAAACCAACTGTAGAGTCTACACATATAACAGTGTCTGCTTTCTCAATTTTAGATGTAACGTGAGTTCTCTGTACGGGTTTGAAAGATCCGACAATTGTATCAGAAGATAATCTTATTTTATAGTAAGTCTTACCCTGAATAACAATATTCTCCACTTCAAATACTGATGCACTCACATCTCCTTGAATAACAGATTGATTAACAATTTTCTCAGGTTCACCTGATATCTTTTCGCAAATTAATACGTCATTTACAGAATATTGTGCATCTGATGGTTTGAAAAGAAATTCTTGAGGTTTAATTAATTCAACCTTCTCTTTATACAGAGTTCCAAATAATATTTTATACGCTTCTTCTGTTCCTTTAGCAGTATAGAAGTCTTTTGACTGTCTTAGGAAATTTGATATGCTTAAATCTCCTGTGAATGATCTATCCTCAAAACCCGGAGATATTTGTGTCTTTACTTTCTTGAAAAATTTCTGTAAGAAAATATTACTTAGATTCTTGACCTGTGCATTCTCTGCATGAGTGCTAAGACCTGATTTAGAAAATGTGAGGTATTCTGGAGAGTTTGTTTTTTCACTATTCTCAATACCACTAAACCCCCTAACGCATCCTGTAAATGAAGTAGAACCTATACCTGTATAAGTGATTATCTCATCATCGATCTTGAGCAAACCATACTTACTAGGCCACCCTTTAGTAGAGTCAACATATATTGTGTTAGAAAACTTTTGTGTATACTGAGAAGTTGATGTAAATCCAGTAAGATTGTCTTTATTTAAAAAATCAACACTCTTGTAGTCAGTAAGATTCTCAGCAATATCAACTGGACCACCTTGAAACTCTTGTGATATGTAATATTGCTTTAGAAATGTTCCAAGTAAAGGATTGTCAGAATCTATTGCTTCAGGTATCTGACTTTCAATTACTTCGTGTATTTTGACTCTGGATAAAGAGGTTTCTATCATTAGTATCCGCTACTGCTGCTTGACGATGAACTTGTTGATGACGAAGATGATGTTGTGGTAGAAGAGGTATTCACAGGTGTAATTGTCGTGAGATTATCACGAATCTGTACACTATTTACCGAGTGAGAAGAACCGGTCATTTTAGTGCCATCTGTCATAGTATGGAATTCACCGTAATAAGGTTGACCATTGACATATCCCACTAATCTACCAACTCCTGATGAACTTGTTACTATAGCACCCCTTACCTTGTTTCCATTACTGTAACTAGATTGTACATCAAATCTTGTTCCTGATACGTTTGCTCCCGATGAGATCAAGTCTTGTCTCATTGTAAAATTACTTTTTTCAGTGCTGAGTTGTAAGAATAATTCCTTTCTTCCCAAAACATCATTTGATAATGGCACTGCCTGTATCTCAATAATATTTTCTGGTAAAAGTGTGGAAGTTATGTTTACTGTGTTGATAATCACCTCACCCTTCGTATAATCAACAGTACCAAAGTTTGTTGACACTATCTCGACATCCACGTCGTCTGTAATTTTGAATAGGAACAGATTACCTATATTTGATCCTTCAACCACTTTATCGGCAATGTAGACCGTTCCATCGACCCCTGAGACACTGAATCCTGTACTCTTGATATTGTAAGAATCTAATTCATGATAAAATTGATTGTCAAAACATAATTCATACTGTGTGAAGACATTTATCATTGATTTTAGATTTCTTCTAATCAATACGTTCGTAATATTAGATGTAATAGAATCGTCAACACCATCAATAATCGAAGTCATTTTAGAGTATTTGAATCTACCACCAAACTTATTCAACTCACCAGACTTAGAATATTGTTCTACTGAATCAGTTATCTTTGATCTAAGAGAATTAGAGTCTCCAACAAAGTTAGTATTATAATAAATGTATGAATCCAATTCAACATATAAGAATTTTAGGTCTATGAAAGATGGTACAATCCCTGCTACACTGTAACTTTTGAGGGATTTCAATAAATTTGTTTTTGTAGATTCTGCTAAAAAATTACCGTTTCTTGGTTTTGCTGCGATAAAGACACGACCATATTGAGGTGGATTGAGGTCTTCTCCTCCATATGCACTTACTGATTCTATATTTGGGTATATTGAAGGAAGTAATGCTTCATAATCCGTAGCAGTGACCGCACGATTCTGTGCTGCAAATCTTCTAGGAGCGTAATTTCTAATACTTTGCACACTTTCTATATCATCTCCATTCTCAGAAGGCGTCAAAACACGTAGTCTTGCGACAGCAGTTGGTATAAGTGCACCGTTTTCATCTTTTACTGTACCTACAAAGTTGAAGGATGACGCACCATTACCCTCTTTACCATCAGTTTTGATGTAAGTTGCTCTAATTACATTATTCGATTCTAACTTCTTACCAAATATACCGTCTCCAAAGAGTAATTCATACTTTTCATCACTTGTCTCCTGTATCAAGAATGTATTAGATGTAGAAGTAATGCCAACTATACTATTAATTTCCTTGAACTCGGTTTCAATAGTGCTTGATGCATCTTCTTTTATATACACTCTGAGTGTAGATGTGTCAATACTATCGTTAGGTAAAATATATCTTTGATTCGCTTGTGATAAGTTTACAGACCATTGTTTTTCTAAAAGTTGACCTTGATATATTTGAAGAAATCCAGTAGATTGTCCAAAGTTAGAAGCAGCAGTCACTCTTTGTGGTAAAGAGTATGTATAGTTAATACCATTCAAACCAGAGTTTGCAATAACTCCTTCATCAATACTAATTGATGTATTTGTTGTTGAGATTCCTGTAATGTTAATAGAAATAGTTGATACCGCAGCACGTTTAGATCTAGGAACATATCCTATATTTCTAGCGAGTGATACAACGTTTTCTCTGAGTGTTGCTGAATCAATAAATGATTCATTCGCAACCATGTTAGTGTTATATGCTGTAATGTAGGTATTATATGCTAATGTATTAATAAGGACAGATAAGTTAGATCCCTCAAAGTCAAAATCTGAGAAATTGGAGTTTTGTCTCAGATAATCTTTGATTGAAGTTTTTATATCTTCAAAGTTGAGATTTGTGAATTGATTGAGGGCCATTATAGTCTAGTCGGTTCTAATATAAAGTTTATTGTTTGTAGTGGTAACGACAAACCAACGATGTTGTACGATATCTCAATATCTAGAGAATTCTCATCAGGTCTAGGGTTAACACTTACATCTGTAAGATCTACTCTAGGTTCAAAGTTTGTTATAACAGTATCAATTTCTGTAGAAATGGGATCAATGAAATCAGAGGTCCCTAATTCAAATAATGCACCTGTGATACGGGTGCCAATGTCATCTCTAAAAAATACTTCACCAATCTTTGTCCTAACAAGATTCTGCACAGCACGTTTGATTGCATCCTCATTTTTCAAAGGAAGCAAATCCCTTGTAACAGGGTGACGTTTGAAGGATAGTGAAATATCCCTAAAACCTCTTGATATTTTGCTGAGAGGCACTTTTTATTGAATACTCGTGTATTTAGTGCTATTTAGACAGTTTCTACGAGTTATCTTTCGTCTGATTGATGCTGATCAGTGAAATGGTGGTAATATTGTTCATCTATGTCTGCCATGACTTCTCTATCCTTTGCAGTTTTCCAGAAATAATCATCTTGATCACCCAATCCATCTCTTTCATATCCATGCTCGACTTGATAGTAGTCTGTAGAGACCTTGAAGTCCGGTGTTTTCACTTCTACTGGGGTTAGACTATTATCATAGATTCTCATCCTGTTATTGGGGTACAGAGCGAACTGACCATTCTCCAATGCTATGAGGTTGTGTGACTTGTGCTCTGCAGGAGTTTCAGAAGTAGAGCAGTCAATGCTATCTGCAGAGTCGTGGTAGTTGTCCAGTGTACAGATGTATTCTCCTCTAATGCTTCCGTGATCACGGGTATTAATTTCATAATCCGCACTTCCGATGATCGATTTTGTGATTGCTGTGACTCCATAATCCATACAGTTCCAGAATTGTAAATTAGGTAGACTCATATCTGGATTAGGAGTCTTTGGTTGAGATACAAATGCACTGATTGGAAGTTTATCAAACAATGCAGCATATTCATACAGATATGTCTCAAAGTAAAAAGCACGACCCGGCATTGACTTAGCAGTTACCCAGACACCCTTTACAAACTCTCCATGACCATCTTTATGATCTCTCAGATATTCCTTTCGCACCCACACATGTTCAGCAGGTAAATTACAGATCAACGTTGACATAATAAACTATCTCTGTACTAATTATACACAAAAAAAAGAGGACGTCTAGTCCTCTATGCCTAAGTATTTGACTTCTATATCGTCAGGGTGTGGAGTTCCGTCACGATAAAATTGTTCTGCAAATTCTTGAGTTACTTCAAGCATCTCTTCTTCATCAATGTCAGAACGGATTTTCTCACCCTGCAAGTATATATCGTATCTTTCCATTTCCAAGTGTATATTTGACATTACAAACCTACTTATATAATTCTCATCTTCTCGTGTCCCACTCTAATCGTTGGGTCACACCAGATCTCGAATCCTGCTTTGATTGCTTCAAGACAGAAAGAAACATCTTCACCACACATATCCTGTACTTGACCAGAATCAAATACCTGCATCTGTGGTGCAAACCATGGATACTTCATATCAGGATGTTCAAACACACCTTTCTTGATCATCACCCATCCAAACCCTGTGTAATCACATGTGAATGGTTTTCTTCTTTTCTGTATACCATCAACCATTTCATGATTCATGACTCCACCATTCTGTTCAAATTCGTCCTCTTCTAACCAATGTGCAACAGATGTAGTCTTACCATCTTCTGTACAATACCATCCTGCAGCGATATCTTTATTCATCCATACAAGTTTGTAAAATGCTTCTAGATTGAATACAATATCACTATCAATCCATAATTGAAGATCATAGTTGAGTTTACCTTGCCATGGTAACTGATCAGGACCTTTGAGTACGTTTGCTCCTAATACTTTACATCGAGCAAAGTTGACCATTGAAGAATAGTCTTGCGATATCTGAATTGATGCACCTTGCTGTACACATTCAAAACAGAGTTGTACAAAGTTCTTCAGAAAAGTATATGATACTCCACGACCGGGAAGACAGAATACAATTGCTTTATCTTTAATTAATTTTCTTGCTTCCTCTATCGAAAACTCATCACTAACCTTGTTTGTCGTTTTTGGTGGAGTAGTCACCACCTTGAATCCTTTTGCCATTACAGAAAATGTTTGTCAATTCATTATACTCGTTTATTTAGTGTGTGTCAATCTGGTTAATTATGAAATCTGCAACTTTTCTATGACCCTTGGTATTGAAGTGACCGTCTATCTTTTTTATGTGTTCATGATAGAAATATTCGTGTTTCTTATACATTCCCAATATAGATTCATGCTTTTCAAAAAGTCTTCTTGTTACAGTAGGTAATTCACCACCATTACATCTTCTTCTCCATATATTATCGTAAGATGCATGATTATTATCAAATTGCAATAAAATTAAGGGAATATTTCTTTTATTAAATTCTTGCTCTAATAAAAACCGATTTTTGTAAAAATTTTTAGAACCTATATCATCATTATAATACTTTTCATAAAATTGCCGACAACTAGGTTCCGAAGGTAAGAATTTGTATGGAGTGTTAGTTGTTGGAGTTATTAATTCCATTCTATCAGTATGAGTCATCATAATAATTGCATAGTCGCATTTATTATGCTCTAAAAATTCAAACGTTCGTCTAACTATTGCATCGTTACTTGACCCCTCTACAGCATCATTCCTATGATCTGCATTGTAATGGTTACTTACTAATGTAGAAAACCTTTCATCCTCTTCGTGTTCTAATCGTACACCGTCTGTATGAGAACATCCATTAAAATAAAAAAACATTACAATTATTGATTGCTTATGATACTATTATAATGGTTATGGATCAAAGGCAATGTAACCAATGATACATCGCCTTAAAGAAATATTAAGTGATACCCCTCGGAGAAAACTCACAGAGTTAGTTATATAAAATCTTACCTATGTCTAATCTTCGTCATAATTGAAAGGATCTTCCCTTCTGAGTTTCCACATCTTATACTGAACCTTAATCCAACGAATTAGATTCCAAGACCTAATATGTTTGATTGTAAACGGAGTATTTTTAAGTTTCATCCTTTACTTCCTCAAATTTTTCCTCCCAAGAATCGTCAGGAGTAAAAATAACAGGACCTTGTGCTATCGCTTCTGCCAATTCATCTAATAGTGGATCTTTTTCCATTTTTTCCAAAAATAAGGTAGTATGCCCCAACTAAAACGAGTGGCACGGTTATCATATGCATTATAACCATCATTTGCAATTCTGTCAAACCAGATGCGGTTGTAACCTGCTCTGTCCATGTACCTTCCAACATGTAAACCTGTGGGTTCGCCATGAAATAAGAAATTGCTGAAAATGTCATTAAAATATTGTATCTAATTCTATTATATAGAATCGTACTTAATTGTCACCTGTTCTGGTGAATAACAACTCTTTACACCGGCATGTATCATTTGACGAAACATTTCCTGTCGTCGTAATGCCTCTTCCTCACTAATGTGATGGTAAATTCGTTTTTCGTCGAGGTATACAGAATAACTCATAAAACTATACACTTTGTAGGAATTCCTCCTCTACCTCTTATATAGCGTTTTCGTTGAGCAGGTGCAAGTTCTGCTTTCCATAGTTCAATTGCTTCCCATCTCTCCTGTTGAAAGAAATCTTGTTGGAAGTACCAGATCTCTACAGATTCGTGCCCTTTATTTTTATTACAGTCCTCACAGCAACATATCATGTTTGTCAAGTCTGATTGACCACCATGTGCTTGAGGATGTATATGATCTATCGTATCTGCCTTTTCCCCACAATATGCACACTTATACTTCCACGCTTCCTTTATATTCTTTTTCCACATCTTTCTCGCTTTACTATAATTACTCGCCAACATTTCATAAAGGTACTCTGAAGGTTTGCTTAGAAGCATACATATTTGGTGTAGTAATATTATCTATATGAAACCAAAGTTTATTATGAGTTCGGGTACTGGATGGTCGGCGACCACTCCCCTGTGGTACACTCTACAATTAGATAATCAATATATGCATACTGGATTGAAGAAAGAGAGTGAATATATTAGAAAACTTTTACAGAATCCTACTGAGAGATTTTCAGGAGTAGTAGAAAGAATCAGGAAAAAAAGCAGATGGAGATCAAGAGAAGAGCATAAAGTCAGAAAAGAGCAAACAATCAATAAAAACCTGTTCTTGAATCAGGAAGACAAAGATGCCTTCCTGAAAGCACCTTATACCATAGAAAAGTATATCACTTACTATAAAAGACTTTGGGAAAGTTTACAGGAGAATAATTGTTCATATCAGGCAGTTGGTGATTTTTCAAATGCAAACTATTCGATACCAGAAGAATTTTGTCATGAATTAGTTGGGAAACTTTCTGAAGAGTTTGATGTCAAAGTGCTTATGATAGTGAGAGACCCGATTCGTCGTTTATGGTCAGAGATAGGAGGATTTTGGGGTCAAAAATCAACCCGTCAGTGGGAGAATGAAAAAGAGGTTATTGAATGTCTTTATGATAGGATAACTCGAAGAAGTCTTTCTTTAGATTATGTTCAAGTTATTGAGAAATGGGAAAGAGTTTGTCCGATTCATGTCGTCATAATGGAACAATTGTGGGAGGGTGACGAGCAAGAGAGAGAAAAGCAGAGATTATCCGATTTCCTAGACTATGACATCAAAAAAATTCATGAAAATGTCTATAGTCCCGACCGTGGACCCAATGCACCTCATTATGAGGGTCTACCAGACCAGTGGACAAGTGATAAATACTGGTTACAAGATGAATTATACAATAGAGTCAAACCACTTTTCCCCGTTTACCAACAATGGGTGGACAAGTATGGTAGTTTACCGCTATACTGGGGAAAACCATACAACTATGAGGTATAATCAATTATGCTTGACCCTTTTGGTGATAGCAGCATGGGCAAATCTACTCCTCAAGTAACTATGACCGACAAAATAACGAAGAATTTACCTATTTCTGAAGTTTTTGCAAAGGTTAACTTCAAAATGCCAGAGACAACCTATACAAAGAGTCAGGTTGATGCTCTGATTGCTGATGCATTGGCAGAAGCGAAGGCAATTGATGAAGCATCTATGGCAAAGCACAATCGTGATGCAACTGTTCTTAGTATGATTCTTGGTTTTACTGTTTTGGCGTTCTTTGTAGACGGTCTTTTACGACTTTTAGGAGTTGTTCCTCCATTTTTAGGCATTGATATCGATATTTTAGACAAAATTACTCAAAGAGTCGAAGGTGACATCCTTTCACATCTTTCAAATCTCAAAAATCTCAAAAATGTGATAAAATAATGAATTCGACCGTACTTTTCCTCTATTTTTTACTTTTTATGACGACTTTGGTCTCTGCAATCGTCTTTATGTGGAAGAGTATGACCGAAACTTTCAAAGAATTGGGAAAACCGACGATATCTAACATTCATCCAGAGATGAGAGACGTTCAAAGCGGTACAGAACTACTTGTTTTTCATGCATCGGACGATGAAGAGGAAGATGATGGCGAAGGAGACGTCGTAGTGGTCAGAAGATAGTTGCAAAAGTCTTTTTTTATGGTATAATAACCATATAGTAAGATTTGTTTCATGAGTAGTGTCAGTTTTAGGAAACACCGTGTGTTCAAGGAGACTGAAAATGTTATTTTTTATGATATTACAGTCGAAGAGTCCAATGCATCCGATTTAGTTGTACATGAAGGTGTTGCAACATCGCCACCAGACGATTTTGTAGGAGCAAAACAGTTTTATATTCATTCATATCAAGATGATTACAATAGAGTGGTGTCAGGAACGCGAACTTTTGAGTTAGTCAACACCAATTGGAAGTGTCCTTATCATATTGTCAATCTTGATCGTAGTCATGGAGCACTTTTTATACCTCGTGGCACCTATCATCGGTCAGTTTCGGGACCAAATGGGTCAATCGTCATCAACCAAGCACACAGATATCCCGGTTTTGATTCAAATAAAGAGTTTCTACCTATTTCTTGTGCTGAGAAGCAAGAATTGTATAATATACTCAGGAATGAAAAACCTGTAATAGACCAATAGTATGACTGGATATGATTGGCATGTCATGAGAGACTTACCGCCTGCTCATGGTAGTGGTAAGGAACCCATGTATGCAGGTATGGGCAAGTCTACAAAACCAGATCCCAACAGAAAGATTGAATATCCTAGAGTTCTTCATGTACTCTGCATTGACTCACACAATACCAGTTACTTCTATGAGAGAGAAGATGGAACATATTACTGGTTACATGCTCGTAAGAATAAAGATGACGTTGAGGTAGATGCAGATCAACTTCAATTAGATCTCTTTGGTGAACCGATACTCCCTCGTGAGTTTCTTGACAAAGCAATACATGCCTGATATAATAAGTATATGGAAACATACTTTATATTCATGATTACATTAGCATGTATAGCACTGATAAGTGTTATCATTTGGTTTGTCGTATGGTTCAAGAGGTGGATAGTCTGATGGATACTTCAAAAGGTAGATGGCAGGACATGTTCACCTCCGGCAATATAGAAGTAGGAACCCCCGGTGTCGGTACAGCAGATACAACACTCTCTTCTTCTTGGGAACATATTGAAGTCAATCCTGACTTCCCCGAAGATATTGAAATTAATTCAGATCATCTCGATAACAAATACGACCCCTCACATTATCAGAGAGGCAAGATCCAAGTATGGGATTTCATCGCCGATCAGAAACTTGACTTCTTCAAGGGTAATGTGGTAAAATACGTATGTCGTGCAGGCACCAAGTCCGGAGAGTCGGAACTGGATGACCTCATGAAAGCAAAAGTCTACGTGGAGAAGGCAATTGAACTGTTGGCACTGTAATACAGAACTGATATGGGGTGCTGACTTCAATGGAGAGGATTACGGGGTAGAAGATGTTTACTCTATCGTCACCAATCTATCATGCCCCAAATGTAACTCATTCGTAGAAGTATACTATCCAAATGAAACAAGCAACTAAAATCATCAATGCAAAGTACTGGTTACTCATTGCAGGACTTCTGACCTTCGGTATGATATACCTTGGCAACAGTAACCATAGACTTGCAGATACCAATGATGCATTGTCAACAGACATGCAGTTACTCATGGAATACATGGAGTATGGAAATCGAAAAGGCACAGGTACTCCATATCAAATGCCCATACTACAATGACCTTTCAACAAACATCAGACCAACCCTATGACAGGCATCACTATAAGATCATATCTTCGAGATATGCTACCTTCATAGTCAAATCTTGGCAAGAGGTTCAAGAGTGGTGGTGGAATCATTATCAAATACCTCAGTTTGATGCAGTCATAGAAATCCTAGATATACCAGAAGAGAAATCTAAAGGTTTTGGATGACCACAAATTATCACATATACTTTCGACAAGAAGTCCTTTTCAAGAATCTCACTCTTGAAGAGTTTACTTTGATATGGGATAAACTTTATACTTCTTATTGGAAAGAAGACATTACCTATTCTAAGTGCTATGATGAAGTATGTATTGAGGAGTCCTCTTTCTAATGGAACTAAATGAAAGCAATGTTACCAAGTCACTCTCAGAAATCGCTCCTTACATAGAAGCAGATGGAGGATTTGTAGAGTTTGTAGAGATAGAAGAAGAAACAAACTATGTGAAAGTTAGATTAGGTGGTGCCTGTACAAGTTGTGCAATGAGTGCCATGACACTCAAACAAGGTATTGAAAGTAAGATCATGCAAGATATTCCTGATTGTAATGGAGTCATTCAAGTACTGTAATGAATTCCATTCAAAAACAATTAGGTCTCGAACAACAACCTGAGACTCGGTGTTGTAATCGTTGTGGTACAGTCTTACCAATTACCTCTTTTGGATGGAATAGTTATGGTTCACAAAGATTCCGTCGTAAGATCTGTATACAATGTCGTAAACATTCTGATCAGACTAAGAAAGATGCTGTCAAGAAGAAAGGATATACAAAACCCCCAGTCGGAACACCATGTGAAGTTTGTGGAGTACCAATGACTCATGATACAACTATGACAGGTATGTGCTTTGACCATAGTACTACCACATCAGAATTTCGTGGATGGATATGTAAGAAGCATAATACAACTATCGGTTTCCTCGGAGATACTGTCGAGGGGGCACAACAATTAGTAGATTATCTCAAAAAGCATGAAAAACCCTAGGGGGATTTTTATATGCCAAAAAAATTTTGATATTTGATGTAACTTGTATTCGATATCACTCTCGCGTCTGGAAACGTTTGTAGGTTAGAGGGACCCATTGTTTTAATAACGGGCACCGCCCCCCACAAAAAAACGGGGAAAACCGCCCAGAACTGTTTATAACTGTCTGAATCGATTCCCCTCGCTTCGGGTATTGTGTGAGATGGGGGGCAACCCAGATTGGCAGTTTGGGATTTATTTCCTGTCGGAACGCCTTGCCCCTTATATCACTAATTATAATGCGGATTTCTGAAACTGTCAACCCTTTTGTTAGGATTATGCAACAGTTTGCTTTTTTCAAAATCTTGCATAACTGTCTCAATGTTTGGACGATTCTTATAACGAATGTCTGATAACGAAAAATTGGACGATACTGTCATAATCACGAGTCTGAGAGAATTGTGTGAGTTTTGTGAAGAATGGTTGACTTTTTATAAGTTGGTCGCTAAGAGGAAGAAAGAAATAACACTTTTAGATTTATTTGGATATTTCTTTCTTTTTGCGTCAACTCCATAAATCATCTATAAGTATGTCAGTCATCATACTGTCAAAAGTCCTTCTATCATGTAATAAAAGGTCGATTGCATTACTGACCATTCTCCTAATCTGCATATAAGTTTTAGCGTCAAGTGTTTCTCTAGTGAAGTTCTCACACTTATCGATTACTATAGAAACAGTCTCAAGAACGTCCTTAGTAGAAATTGAATCTCCTACTACATAACCATCATATCTTGACTTTACTACTACTGGAACTGCATCAAATAAATTCATGATTGTAAAAGTGATTGATTGCTTATGATACTATTATAGTCGATAGTGACTAGAGTGCAATGTACATTTTATACAATGCTAAATTCTAGTTGATTGTCCTCTGTAGGTAGATCAGCAAGTGTTAGAGGTTTTTGAAAGATAACCATGCCATCATAGAAATTGATTTCTGTATCTGTGTTTGAATCTCTAACTATCCACTTACCTCTAACTTGTACTATTCTCACTTTTCCATTAGTGTGTAAATGTAGGATAGCGTTTAGTCTTTCCTTAGTTGTTTTTGTATAGTAGTTTTGAGTGAATAGTTTGACTTTCTGATTATCGTAGTTAGTAGGGTCATAGGAGCATATTAGATTGCCATGTAGGTAAACATCTACTATTCTACTACCATCTTGCCTTACTCTAGTTTCTGTGTTACCAGATTTTTGGTTACAATTCATTCTCATTAGTAGAGATGTATCCTGAGATGGTTTTGAAAATGTATTCCAGATATATGACTGAGTAGTTAGGTTAGTGAGATCGAATTCCATTTTGTTTGATTGATTGATATACTTTATTATAGAGAAAAAAAAGGGAACTGTCAATAAGTTCCCTTGTATCATTTTATACTCTGACCTTTCTGTTATAAAATGCTTTGCGATCGCTGTATCCTGTAATTCTCTGAAGTTCATCAGATAAATCTTGGAAAAATGATTCTCCATTGAATCCTAGTTTTTCGATCTCATAATAAGTAAATGGAATTGCTGAAAGTGCTAAACCTGAGAACCAGTATTCTAGACTTTCATAACCTCCTACCTCTACCATGTAGCGATCGAAGCACCATTCAAACTTATCTGAGTCTGACCAGTTTTTTGAGTCAGTATTGTCTAGAATAGCATTGTTTGAATAATCATTTTCTAGATCAGAATTGATTGCGTCTAGTAGAATTGTTTTTAGAGAAGTCATAACTGATTGATTGCTATACTGTTATTATAGAGGATAGTGGATAATTGTCTATGTACAAATGATACATACGTCAGTTAGTTTCGATACTCATAGGGATTAGTCCAGTTTGCTCGCTGATTCTCAGTAATGTATCCATCAGCAGCAAGAAATTCAGTATAATCTTGCCATGCAAAAACTTTTGCCAGTTTGGTCACTCTTTTGTTTTCTCTTTTACATCTTAGAGTGTAAACCTTCCAGTTATATTTGAATTGTTGGATTGCTTCAACTTTAGTTGTTTTCATGTAAGTGCCTGATTGATGTTTCTATTATAATGGATAGGAGCGAAAGAGCAATGTACATTTTATACATTGTTTTGTATCGCTTTCGCCCCTCTAAACAAGTAGAATAAGAGTCACTCATTCATCAGTTCAATTATTTCAAGTTGTTCCCAGTTTTGAGTCATCAGTTCATAAATATCGGGATTAGTCAATACAACTTGATTAGACTTATCTAATCGTATCATAACCTGATACTCTTTTGTGAGATACTTGACTTTATCCCCTATTCCAATTTGAGAGAATGACTTATAAAATCGGTTAGTTGTTTCTACTGGCATAAATCCTCAAATAGTGACTGGGCAACTTCCTCAAGTCGATTCTGAACATTTTTGTTCATGAGATACAACTCTTCCATTCTATCCTTAGAATAATCGTTAGCGATTCTAAAATCCTCATAAGCAATTTCAAAACAATTTTCTAGTATTGTTTCATGATGTAAAACTGACATTGAAAAATCCTCCTATAGTGATTGAATAAAGGTTTCTGTGTTGGTATCGATTTCTTCGATAGCAACAATTTTTGTAGTTTGCTGAAAATAGTCCTCTGCTATGATTCTAGCGTGGTCTAAGTCTTTAGTAAACTTGACTGGACTTGAGTAAATTACAAACATAGTGATGATTGATTGATGTTTCTATTATAAAGGTTATACTAGGATAAGTCTAGTACAAATGATACATGATGATGTTACGCTATTTCTAAGTCTGATAAAAATACCTGATGAGTTAGAAATTCATAGTCGTTTATCCAATTTTTGACTACTGCCAAATTGGTCACTCTATCCAATATAATAACCTCACTTCCATTGAGATCATTGTGAATTTTGTGATTGACTTCCATGCCTAGTTGGATCATAGTTTTCTTGATTGACTTGTTTCTATTATAATCGTTATGGTATCATAAGCAATGTAACCAATGATACCATGTATAATATTATACAAAGAGTGCCTTATTCAAGAAATTTACAACTCTTCTTGCCTGAGTACCTAAACATCTTGATACGACTTTCTCATTTACAACTAATTCATCAATTTCCCATTTATCATTTTTCATCATATCATCAAAATCTTTTGAAGTTCCCCCATGTATATTGACAGTTAGGTCATCATGAGCAAGTTTATAAAATACAGTTGCTATTGTTTTGTTTTGTACTCTGATAGCACTTGTAAATTGGTTATCTGTATGGTATGAATTCCATATAGTAACGTGATTGTTTAGACTACAGGATTCTCTTTTGTTGATTGCCTGTAAAATTCTTTTTTGATAAGCGTCCATGATTGATTGATGATTGACTTGTTTCTATTATAATGGTTATGGTATCAAGTGCAATGTGACAAATGATACCATGTATAATTTGTTACCAAGTGAAGTTCAATGACTTGACTTGAGACTTTCTATAAACTAGGCAAGCAATTTCTGCTTCATTTTTAGTTTTGAACCACCCTAAAACCTCATCATCACAAAATGTTGCAACATATAAAGGTTTTTCATGACCGCACCATTGTAAACTGACTCTAAAACGCTCATCTAGTGTTTTTCCTTCAACTGTGATAAGTTTTGTTTTTGCCATGATTGATTGATGTTTGACTTGTTTCTATTATAGTTGCTAGTGTAGAGAAAGCAACGTATCAAATGTTACAAGGTATCAAATGATACCCTGTTCAATTTGCTCAAATAACGAATCGCCCATTTCAAAAATAATTTCCCCAGTTACGTTATCCCTGACTATAGAATAACCATATTCTTGACCACACTCGATTGCATAATCTTCTATAGTCTCATAATCGTTAGAATGAACGTCTCCACCCACAAATTTGTTAGGTGTTTCACAAGTGTATTTGAATTGAGTCATGATTGATTGATGATTGACTTGTTTCTATTATAATGAAAAAGGGATAGAAGTCAACTCCTATCCCTGTATCATTTTTTACAAATGGTCGTGCCATTTTGTACCGAACGAACTCATCATTTCATTATCAGTTGGTTCATAATTGACGATTGAGTCAATTATTTCAAGAGCGTCATACAACTCATTGAAGTTTGTATATTCCTGATCTTGAAAATCTTTGCTTTCTTGCCTAGTCAGGTAAGCATCTAGGTAACTTTGAATTTCTGCTAGTCTCATGATAATGTCATTGATTGATGTTTCTAATATAGAGGATAGTCAGAATCTTGTCTAGTACATTTGATACATTATACTGTATCATTCTTACGTTGACGAATTCTCTTGAGTTCATCACGATTGAATGAACGATAATCAAGTTCGGTAGCGATTGCCATGCCTACAGTATAAAGTGCATAGCAACCACCTATAACGATAAAAAGTTCCATTAGAAAAATTGTACTCCATTAGTTTCAACGTCATCTACATATTCAGCAAAGTCATTACTAACTTGTTCGGTGCTGTCATGACTCTGTTGCCATGTAAGTTGACGATATATTTCAAAAAGTGAACGTAAACTCACTCCTTCTAAGTCAGTCCAGTTAGAAACTAGATCAAGTTGACTCTCATCATATCCACCAGACTTGAAAGTTGGTGCTGATATGAAATTGAACCCTATATCTATCATAAAAGTTCTACCGAACTCTTCACTCACGAATGTTTGAAGCGGTAAAAACTTACCATACTTATCGTTTTGGTAGTCTTCAAAAATGTAAGTTCTCATGTGATTGATTGAATTACTATTATAATAATCGATATGATACTATAAGTCAAGTATCAATTTATACCATGTTCAGTTTTGAGTCCTGCTCTGAATGGGTCTCCATTTATCCAGTCAATTTTGGATTCTTTGTTTGCTATGTCAAAACAGACTTCACACATACAGTCAACTTTTGGAAATTTACGTCTCCAGTCATAATCCTCTTGACAAAAATCTCCGTCCCAGTAATAATATAATTCTGGTTGATAATCTGGTAACGCTTGAATTTCTGGTTCGCCATCAGTATGCTCATCATCAAAGTTACCACATACATCACAATATGCCATTACACACCCCCATGCTGTAAATGGACGAGGTAAAAATCCCAGTTATTGAGTAGAATATCTCTTACTCTTTCACGATCAAGACTGTCTCCCTCGCCCCATGTGTAGGTCTCAGAATTCCTCTTATTGATTGTTGCTAAGTATTGATGAGTTGCTATCAATATGTCAGTCTTATTGAGTGGAGCGTCTCCCTCGACCTTTCTCATAGGGTAAAGAGGGTCAACGTCTCCATAAAATGAAAAGACGTAATCAATAAAATCTGAGAGTTCTGTATTTAGATCTCTTTCTGGTCTTGTTCCTGAGTTCATGTGATTGATTGAATTACTATTATAATAATCGGTATGCTAGTATAAGTCAATGTACATATTATACAATGCTAGTCCTTGACACACTCTAAAACTTCCTCTATGGTATCAGTAAAATATTCTTGCCAATATTCCTCGAATTCGATCATTGCTTCAGTATATCC